CTCTAATAAATTTTTTACTAATATTTTTCCAAATACCTTTTCTAACACCATTTGTAATGGTAGTTACATTTGTATCTTCAATGAATATTTTATTTTCGGCTAAAGACTCTACCTCATACCAAGCGTTATTAACATCTAAAAATTGAGATAATGTTGGTATAGTAGTATAATTAGTCCCAGGTAATATTATTAAATTTTCAACAGATAAGACATCATCTTCTGGTAGTATAATTTCTAAGAATGGTACTGAATTAGCTTCAGTTAATACTTTACTAAAAACCTTAGTATAACCATTAAATACAATTTCTTGTTTAACTATAGTATAGTTTTGTATTGAACCATTAGAATTAGTATTAGGTACTATAGTTCTATTAGGTATACCTAAATTATTATATCTTGATGTAAAATCAATATCATTTAAAACTTCAAATATTTTACCAGCACCAGTAGCTTGTGAACCTCTTTTAATTATTGGACAATAGTCAAGATCAAATGTAGCACCATTAACCGGCACTACTACCGACCAATTAACCACGCTAACACTGGGTCTTGTGTTAGGTATTTTAACACCTAATGTTCTCCCCAATGAAAGTAATGAACTTCTTTCATAAGCGTAATCAATTTGAGTTTCTTGAAACATCCTATCAGTATGATACGATAAAATATCAGCTGTGGCCGCGTTTAATTCAAGTAACATTGTACCCACAGACGCGTCATTAAAATCACTGAATATATCAGGATAATATTGTTTTACATAATTTAATAATTCTAATCTTATGTCAGCGAAATTTCTAGCTGAATAGTTTGTTTGATATGCCATATTATACGTTAATTTCTATGAAATCACTACTAGAGAAAATACCATCACCAATGGTAAAATGAACTCTAACAGCGACACCTTTTTGATCATCTTCAGAGTATAATTTTACTCCGGTTATAGTTAATCCTGGTAAATATTTAGTAACCGTTACTTTAAGGTCATCTTCAATATCTGCCAATGTTTTTTCGTCACTTGGATCAAATAAAAATCTTTTTAAATTTGTTCCAAAATCTGGTAAATAAAATCTCTCACCCTTTTCAGTTAATAAAAGATGTTGTAAATCAGATTTAACCGCATCAATAGTTGTTGTCGTTAAATCTAAGAAAAATCCTTCCGGACTATTTATAAAGGGGTATCTTATGTTAATAAACTGTTTAGCCATTACTATAAATATATACAATAAAAAATATTTGTATATTTTTAAAAAAAGAAAAACTAGAGATATTTTCCCTAGTTTAACTATTTTATATAAAATTTAACTATTTTAGTTACGCACTACAACCATAACATTCAAATTGACTATCAGTAGGTTTCTCAGGTTTAATTTGTTTACCCATATCAATAGCTAAATGTTTACCTTTCATTTCTACCGGTTGACTTCTTAGGTAGTATTGACCAGTTTTTAAACCTAACTTCCAAGCTAATGTGTGTGAGGTAGTTAATTTACCAACCGTTGGTGTGGCGAAAAATATGTTAAGACTTTGAGATTGATCAATGAATGGAGCTCTTTCGGCCGACATTTCAATAAGAGATTTTTGTGATATCTCCCAAACAGTTTTATATCTTTCCTTCATTTCTTGACTAATAACTGGGATTGATTGAACGCTACCATCATTTTTTATCAATTCATTAAGAATGTCCCTATTCCATAACCCTTCTAATTCTAAATCTTTAACCAAATGTTTATTAACCATAGCGAATTCACCACCAGTTACCTTACGAACATATAAATTAGAAGTAAACGGTTCAAAAGCTTCATTAGAACCTATGACACGGGCCGAATTATGACTAACACAACCATTTTCCATTATATAATGATGAACATTTGGTACTTCAATATCCCAAGTTGGTTTAACTCCGTTTTTAATTATACTTTTTATTTTCATTTTATTTTTTGTTTTTATTAGATTACTTATTTTATTTTTCAAAAATATTTATAATATCGTCCGTAGTTAATAAATCCTCAACTTTAACCCAAATTTCAGTATCACCTCTTTTAATCCTAAATTTATGGTTAGGTGTTGCTTCAAATATAGAACCATCTTCCATTTCAATTTTATAAACTTCAGAATGACCATTATATTTTATTTGACTTACATCTTCATACCCATTATAAGTTTTTACTTTTATAGGTGTTTTAAATTCAACCCATTGTTGTTCATTAGATTCTTCTAATTTAACATAATCAACACCATTTTCAACTAGTAAATCTTTAAATGATTTAACACCATTTTCAGTATGTATTCTAGTATCAATAACTTGACAACTTGCGGTTGGCGGACAGGTCGTGACAAGTGAGTTTCTAACACCATATTTTTTAATATCTTTTCTTAATTGTTTCCAATCAAACATACCACTCAATTCAGATTCATCAACACCCCACATTTCCCATTGGAAAATACCTTTTGAAATTGGAGATCCTTCATAAAAATCATAAGTTAATCCAGTTTCTTTCGCTAAATCACAAGATTGTCTTAAAGCGTTATAATAAATTGTTTCAAATATTTTTTTATTTAATGATCTAGCTTCTTCAGATACAAATGGTAATCGTAACATAGCGAAAGTGTCAGCTAATCCTTGGATACCAATACCTAAAGCTCTTTGTTCTAAACCACCTTTTCTACCTTCTTTAGTTGAATATTCATTAACATCTATCGCAATATTAAGTGATTTTGTTATTGATCGTGTAACACGACCTAATTCATTAAAATCATACTCATTATCTATGACAAATTTTTGAACCGGTATTGACGTTAGCGTACAGATGGCGGTGGTTTCTTTATCAGTTACCTCCATAATTTCGGAATTATGTACTAATATATTATTAGCAAAGAAATTACTAGTTTCTTCTACTTGTATATCATATACATCAATTTTTTCTTCTAATTTTTTTATTTTTATCATCTTATTTATTAATAATTAATTCATCATTTTCATTTAATTCACCGGCCATAACATACCCTCTGTTTTTTGTTAATATTTGGTGATCTGGTGTACAAACTATTTTTACCCCTAACTCATCATCACTAACTTCTATAATTTCAGCGTTTGATTTCATTTTCGCAGCAGCCAACATTGGTCTAAAAATATTATCTTGACTTAAAACTTTTATATTTTTATCCTTTTTAATTTCTTCAACAACATTTTTCATAGTTACTTCTCTAATCTCACCATTACCATACATAATCGTAATTAATGTGTCACTATGTAAACAACATAGGTTACTTGAATGTATAACACCAAAATTCTTTTGATTTGATTTATTATTCGCATGATCTTTAAAACACATATAAGGCATACCACTTTCAATTTGTGATTCAATAATTCTTAACCACAAATCGTGAGCTTTGATTTTAGTACCTAAACCCATCTCAACAGCCTTATTATATTCTAACTCATATTCTTCACCATAGATATCATAAAATGGTTTTAAACCAGCTTGTTTAATGTCATTAGGACAAAACAAATACCAATCCCCATTTGATTCAACAGCTCTCATAAAGTTATCCGGTATCCATAACGCTGAAAATAAATCTCGTGCTCTAAGTGTTTCATCACCAGTTTTCTTTCTAATATCCAAAATATCAAATACATCTTTATGCCAAGGTTCAATATAAACAGCGCAAGATCCAGGTCGTTTACCTCTTTGATTCCAAAATCTTAAAGCTTCATTTACAACTTTTAAATATTTTAAAATACCACCAGCTTTACCATTTGATTGTCCAACATTACTTTCCTTTGAACGAATGTTAGATATAGCTAAACCAATACCTTCAGCTTTAGATGATGATACTGATATTCTATTTAACATACTTAATAACCCCTCAGTTGAGTCATCCGGAACTATAGATAAATTACATGACGCAATTTGTCCTATATTAGTACCAATATTAATTTTTATAGGCGTAGCTGGAGATTCCCTTTGTAAACTTAAATCTTCATACTTTTCTTTAAAATCAGTAGGGTTATTAGTCACCATTAAAGCTACTCTAATGTATAGGTGTTGTGGTCTTTCTGTTATTTCATCACCAATTTTTAATAAGTAGATATCTTTAAGTGAACACCATCCAAAATAATCAAATCTATAATCTCTTTTATAATCAATTACTGATTCAATCAGATCAATATTTTCTTTTACTTTATTATAATAGAAATCATTTAATAAACCAGCGTTATATAATCTTTTAGTAGCCTTCATAAAAGAATCTTCAGTTTCTTTATGTAATTTACTAATTGATATGTTAGCGGCCAACTTAGAATAGTCTGGATGATTCATAGCTAATGATTCTGACACAACTGAAATTAAATCATCAACTTCATCGGTTGTCATATTATCAGCAATACCTTGAGTAACTTTAAGAAATACTTCATCAGCATTTATTTTTAACCCTTCCGCTTGTTTTTTTATTCTAGTTAAAATTTTATTTGGGTTGAAATCAATCTTAGACCCATTTCTTTTTATTACTCGCATATAATTATTTTTTTTAAAATTTAAATTTCTTCGTCAAATGATATTGGTCCTGATAAATCAGCGGCTTTATATTCTGTAGATCTCCCCTCAAAAAAGTTTTGTTTTGTTTTTAACGCAATTTGATTCATAAATTCAAATGGATTTTTTGTGTTAAATACTTTTTCACAATTGAGTGTTGATAGTAAACCATCAACAACAAACTCCAAATATTGTTTCATTAAATCAGCGTTCATACCAATAAGTGATACTGGTAATGATTCTAATATAAATTCTTTTTCAATATCTAACGCAGATAATAATATCTCCTTTATTTTTTCTTTAGATGGTTTATTAACAATATGATTGTTTAATAAATGTATCGCGAAATCACAATGTAAGGCTTCATCTCTTGATATGAAAGCGTTACTATCACATAACCCCGGCATTAATCCTCTAGACTTTAAATAGAATATACTACAAAAAGAACCACTAAAAAATATACCTTCTACCGCCACAAAAGCTAATAGTCTTTCAACAAATGATTCTGATTCAATCCATTTCAAAGCCCAATCAGCCTTCTTCTTAACCGGTGGCATGTACTCAATAGCCTTAAAACATTTATGTCTTTCTTTAATATCCTTTATATAAGTGTCAATCAATAAAGAATACACATGACTATGTATATTCTCCATCATAATTTGAAACCCATAAAAAAACTTAGCTTCAGTATATTGTACTTCATTTAAAAAATTGATAGCTAAATTTTCATTTACAATACCATCAGACGCGGCGAAAAAAGCCAATACATTTTTAATGAAAAATCTTTCATTATCAGTTAATTTGTTTTCCCAATGATCAATATCTTTTGATAAATCTAATTCTTCAGCTGTCCACATCGCAGCTTTTTCAATATTGTAGTATTCCCACAAATCTTGATGTTCAATTGGGAATAATACAAACCTATCAGGATTTGTTACTAGTATTGGTTCCATATTAATTACTTTTATTTTTATTTAAAAACTCTTCTCTTAGTTTAAGAGCATCTTGTATTCTATTTGATTTCTTTTTATCTAACCCCTTCTCAAAACTTAAGAAAGAAACATCACTTGAAGATGTAGTATCAATACAAATTGTTCCATTATCAAAAACAATATCTTCAAATATAACACCATCTTTACCAAATCTAGATTTAAGAATCGCCATAGTAGCTCTACCCTCTTCTTTTTGATCTAATGTTTTAGCTATAGAAACTATAAAGTGACCAATCTGACCTTTCTTAATAGAACCACCAATCATATTAGCTTCAACTACTTGAGCACCAATTGAACCTCTATTACCTTGTATCGCAGTCCAACCAACAAGACTTAACTCATCAATCATAGATTCAAATTCTCTCATCACATTACCTTCACCAACGTTTACATCATCAACTCGTTTAGATGGTTGTACACAATCAATATAATCAAGTAATACGATATCTGGTCTAATCCCATCAGATGTTAATTTTCTAAGGTATTGTTTGATGTGTGGTATTGTCGTACCATCACTTGGGAATTTCTTTAAAATTAGGTTTCCGGTTGAATTTTCTTTAATACTCTCAACCTCAAACTTAACTCGTTCTCTTTCTTCATTTAATTTATTTAACTCAACACCAGTCCAACACGTAAAATGTTTTCTCTGTATTACTTTAGGATTATCCTCAAAGAATATTTGGACTACATTAAATCCTAAGTTATACGCTGTATTAGCTAACTTAGTTACCATAGTTGTTTTACCAACACCAAATGGGGCTAATATAACACCTAACTCACCTTTAGATAAACCACCATCCATTAGATTGTCTAACCCATGAATACCGGTTGGGATTGGATTTCTGAAGTCATCAGATAATACATCATCAATACCACTAAAAATATCAACCCCATTATCTTTTAAATTACCAACAGTTAAAGCTTGTTTAAGTATTTCTTCACATTCTTGGTATCGATCAAAATCACCCATATCAAGAATTTTTTGAATTTTCTTAGTAGCTTTTTTTAACTCCTGTTGTTTACAAAACATCAACCCAGTTTCTTGGGTATAAATACTATCTTTTTGAGATATATCTTTAACCTCATTTAATAAGTCTAAAGTATGTTGTCTGGTAACTTCTCTTTTAATCTCAACGATTAACATTTGTTCTAAAGTGTTAACCTCTGGTATTGTTTCATACTTTTCGTGGTAATCTTTAATTTTACTAGAAATTAATCTAAGGTATTCATTATCAAAATAAGTTGGATCTAAAACATCGATTATCGTTGATGAAAACTTATCATCTAATAATATCTGATTTAATAATTTTAATTGAAATGTGTGACCTAAATAACCTAAACTGTCTGTACTTTTATTTGTCATTTTAAAACTTATTTTATTATAAATATCTTGTTTTTACTATATGGTTTCTATTACATTGTAATTTTTTCTACTCAAACCTTCTTGAATATTTGAAATAATACTTGGTATTAACTCTCTGATATCCACAGAGTAACGTACTTTTGGTGGATAAACATTCCCAGTGAATCGTTGCATAGCAATTGTTTTTCGGTCGCCATTATCATCAAATTTTATCTCTAAATCAAAGAAATCTTCATTTTCATAGACATTTCTTCTATCAATTTCTTCAGTTTTTTGTTCAACATAAGAGTTGAAAAACTTCCAAAGATATTCTAAAGTTTTCTTTTTCAAATCTCTTTTGATGATATCACAAGAGTCTTCAATGACTTCTCTAATTTCATATGAATTTATTGATTTATGGTTAAATCCTTTAACATTGAAGTATCTTTGACATACAATATTATTGTTAATGTACAGAATAAATTCGTAAGGTAGTTTTTCGATTTCTTTTTTCATATTAATTGTTGTTAAATAATTCTTTTTCTTTTTTTATTAATTTTAAAAACGGTTTAAAATATTCAATATATCCATTTTCTTTCCCAGGTATTTCTTTTAAAAATTTATCTTCACTCATCATTCTAAATAAATTTTTATTATCTCTACCTTCAGGATCAATTGGTGAATCTATTAAATCATTAATTTCGTTAATCACTTTTTCTGTTAGTAATGGTTCTTTTAAATTTATTATTTTTTGGTTTATTTCATATAATTTGTCTCCCTGGATACCATCGGTTATCCCATTTAGAATATTATCAATAACTTTAAGCGGTTTTTTCCTTTTACTTTGTTCTTCCTTAAGTATAGTAAAAATTTCGTCAATAGTCACTTTTTTTTGTATAATACCCGGAATTAATTTTATTAAAGTTTTTTCTTGTACTCCTTTAACACCTTTAATATTATCAGAAGAATCTCCAGTAATAACTTTAACTAAAGTAGCATTTTCTTGATGATGATCAAATACTGAGAGATAATTTTCTTTTGTTATAAATTTTTTCTTTGATAAAAAATAAATTCTAACATTGTCATCTATTAGTTGACAAAGATCCTTATCTCCAGTACAGATCGTAATCTTTTCGTATGGTGACATTGTATTACAATAATAAGCAATACAATCATCAGCTTCAACGATATCATCTTGGTATTGTCTAATAAAAAGTTCCTCAGCGTATTGTTTAATTCTTAATTTTTGAGACTCTCTAATTGGATCATCAGAATCTAAATGGTATTCAAAATTCTTTTCCCTATTAGCCTTATAATCTTTATAGATTTCATACCTCAATCTACCACTACACATACCATCCCAAAATACAAATAATTTACTTGGTTCTTGATCCAATACTATTTTCCTAAGAATTGTAAAGAATTGAAATAACCCACCAATGTGAATACCATCACTATTATATAGATTTTTAGCTCCATGATACGCCACATTTAATAGTGCGTTACCATCTACAAGTATAGTTTCAGGTACTTTAATTTCAATTTTGTCTTTGTACCTCGGTGGTCTTTTCACTTTTAAAGTGTTAAATGGTTAAATAATTAATCTTCTGCGTATAATCCTGATGCGTCTGAAACTAGTTCAGTTTCGATATTAAAGTCACCATATTCCATACCTAATTTTTCAAGTAAGTAAGGTTTATATTTATCTTTATATTCGTTTAACTTGTCCGGACTCCAGAAACCATGTGGTACTGAACATATTTTACCTTCAAACGTGATGCCATTAACTTGGTTTTTCCAAACTTTAACTTTAGATTGAACACCAAATCCATATTTTTTATCACCTTTACTTGCGGTTAATGTTTCAGTTCCGTGACCAATAACACCACCAAAGTGTAAAATAAAACGAGCTCCGTAAAAGAATCCTTCACCACCTTTGTGTTTAACACCACCACCATTCATATTATCAATCCAAATCTTTTGAACCGCTAAGAATGTGTTAGTATATTTTGAATCTTCTTTTCGTGAAGAAGGTATATCATTATTTAAGATACCTTTAAACGCGGTTTCCAATGCCCCTGCGTTCCACATATTATTCTTAGTTTTGGCGACAACAGATCTAAAACAATCAATAGTTCCAATAGAATCCCATAAAAAACATAATTCATATGGTAACTCTTCTTTTTGTTGTAAATCTAATAAGTCTTCAATGAATAAAGAAATATCTTCAATACAAGCTTTTCTACGGAATTCTTTTTGTTTGTAAACACCTTCATCGTGGTGAAACTTACCGTACTTATCAAATAATGTTTTATTGTTGATGAACATAAAAAAACCTTCATAATCAACAACTTCACCATTCTCATCAGCGACTTCATTAAAATCAACACCAATACATTTAGCGTGATCCCAACTCCAGTTATTCTCAGTGTCAATAATAATAGGTAAGATACCTATTTTTTGACAAGAAACAACCGCTTCATAAATAGAGGTTGATTTACCAGTATTACTGAAACCTCTACTCAATGACACGTATCCTTTAGGAATTCCAGGTACACCTGTAGCTTCGTGAAAAGCTGGTGAAAATGGAATCCAACTCAATTCTTTATCTTTAACAGATGAATTTAAACCGACACCTTTTTTAAATTCGGTTAGATTAAATTCTTGTTTTTTTATTCCACTAGTGGATTTTTTAGGTCTTTTTTCGACTGACATATTTTTATATTTTTATATTTTTAAAATTAAAATGGTAATTCATCATCATCAGTAGCTTCAGTTTCAACTAAATCTACTTCTTCCTCACTAACCTCATCAACAACTGGACTTGGTTTTTTAACTACCGGTGTACTTTTAGTACCAGAAGTCATCATTTTAATTTCAGATTCTAAACTCCCACCTGGTTTACTATCTAAATCATCTTTAGAAACAAATTTCTTTTGTTCCTTATCCCAAACTGGTTCTAAACCTTTTGCGATGATTTCCATATACTCAATACTTTTTGGACGATAAACATCTTTATATGTTTCTTCATTCGTCATCCAAACTTTTGCGTACTCAGATTTAGGATCTGTTAATAAAGAAGGATCTTCATCCATAATTGAAGTTAATTTACTTCTACCTTTTGAATCTCTCTCCAAAGTCATAGTGATATCTCTACCTGTTCTAGCGTCTTGGATGTCACCTCTTTTTTTAATGATTGGGATTAATTTATCAAATACACCCTCACCATTATAATAATGTTTGAATCTCCAAAATTTAACACCTTCAGATTCTTTATCTCTATCAATCACTTTAGTGATGTAGAATAATCTTGGTGCGAACTGTTTAGCGAGTTCTTTGTCTGTCGCGTTACCAGTCATTTTTAAAGCTTCATGAGCCTCACATAATGGACATCTAGTGCCATCATTTTTCTTAGTACAATAAATTTTACTATACTGTTTGTTAATTTGAAGTTCGTGCCAATGAGCTTCAGTGAAAGGTGAACCATCTTTTGTAGGTAAGATTCTCACTCGTTTCTCATCTGATTTTTGACCTTCTCTTAATTTTTCGGAGAAATACTTGGTAAGATCTACTTCCTTTCTTTCAAATCCTCCACCACTTTGTGATGACTTGTTTTTTTCATACTGATCGAGAATCGATTGTAATGAACTTGTTTTTTCTGACATTTTTACTAATTTTAATTAATTAAACATTCTATTTCAACAAATATAGTAAAAAAAAAGGAGACTGTAAAGTCCCCTTAGTCTTTTTTTTAAAAAATTATTAATCTTCCGGATAAAATGAATCAGAAACATCACCTTCACTGTAATCTTTTTCTATTTCATCTCGTGTTAATACATATTCTTTTTCAGCGGGTTGTTTACCCATTGAAGTTAAATTGTTATTATCATTATTTAAAACATTGTAAGCTCCTTCTTTACCAGCCCAATAATCAGTTAATTTAAGATTATATGGAAAAGAATCTAATGATCTCATTTCCAATTTTTCTTCTGGTGTAGGATTTCTTTTTTCAAACTCACTTTCTAAATTATCAATTTTAGCTGTTAAACTATCCATTGACGCTAATTTAGTTTCTAAATCTTTTAATTTATTTAATAACTCATCAACTTTTTGATTACCACTATTAACCGCGTCTTTAGTTTCTTTAGTATCTTTTACGATATCTGTTACATCCACTTCAACTTCACCACCCATAGGGGGAGTTGTCGTATCCATAGTTGGTTCTGGTGTCACACCCATCTCTGGGGTTGTTGGTTCTTCCATTGGAACATCTTCAGTAGGTACTTCTTCAGTTGGAACATCATCCATAGGGACATCTTGTTCATCTAAGAATATATCATCTTGGTCATAATTTTCTTCATCCATACGAGGGACATAGAATTTATATTCTGTTAATAAGTTATATCTCTTTAGAGTTTCTGATAAATCTGATTTTAAATTTTTTGACATTTGGTATATGATTAATTCTTATTATATTAACAATCTTCTACCATCACTGGTAACTAATTTTTTTTCAATTCGTTCTACAAGTTCTTTACCATCATTTACATAACAAACGTCACCAGTACATTCAACATTTTTATCACTTTTATCATTAGATAAGAAGTTTTCAAGGGTGTTAACAATCCCTTTTTCATCAACATTTTTTTTATTATTATCCATATTTTTATATATTAGTAATCTTATTTCATTATAAATATCTGTTAAATCATAAAATTACTTTTTTTATATCTTGAATTAGTAATTCACCCTCTTTTAGTAAAAATAACTTATCTTGGTATTTATCCCAATCAATGGAATAAGATTTATAATCTATATTACCATCCACCAAATTAAAATCTCTTTGGATTAATTTATTCAAAGCGTTTATTGTGTAAAAACTATTACTCTTTTTGTGGATTTGTATCGTGTTTTTTAATTTAGTCTTAATAACTTCTTTTAAATCATTTGTTGAGGTTAATTTAAAAGTGACCATTAAATTTTCACCTAAACTAAAAATGAATGTCTTATCTTTTTTTATTGAAAATAAAGTGTCTAATTTATTAAAGAAATCGTCAGATTGTTTAACTGTGATGAAGGACGCTAATAAGATCTTGTTGTTCATATGTTTTTAAATAGTGTAAGTACGGTAAAACCTTAATATTATTAGTCTCAAACATACACTTATTAAATATTTCATCTTTATGTAAAATCTTAAAATTTTTATCTTTTAAGTAATTTATTAACCTTTGTTTCCCCAACCCTAAATACTCCATAACATCCCAATTAATACCATAAGTCATACCATCATAAAAAACATAACACATTTTTGTATCATAATAAATTAAACCATTGGTAACACCATTAACTTTGGTTATCAATCGTTTTATTTGTGTTAAGGTTAAATTGAATGGATCTATGTAAAAATATTTTACTTTACTTAGAAATAAATCTATAGATATTTTTTTAAATAACTCTAAATCATCAGTATATTCAGACTTCTTCTCGGTAGAGGAATATGTCCAGTAACTATACTTACTCATCTTTTTATTTAAAATAGATGGTTTCAAACCTAAAGTTTTACTAAATTCTCTACCAACAATTAATCTTGGTAATTCATCATCAATATCAATTAATGAATTTAAATTGACAAAATTTTCAACTTCTATCTTTTCCTCTGAAATAATATAACCTAATACCATACACTAAATATAGTAATTATTTTTTATAATAACAACCTTAGGCTATAACCCCACTAGATGTACTACCTAATTGACCATGATTAGGTGCTCCACTCACAATTTTTTGATCAGATTTTTTAATAAAATCCTCAGGGTTTAAAATATTTGAACCGGATAATCTACCATAACCATTTCGTATATCAATTAATTTTTCACTACTACGTCTTATTTCAAAATGTAAATGGGGTCCCCCTGAATTACCGCTATTATTTTCACCCTTTTCACCACCAGAAAGACTAAAAGCTTGTTTACCTTTTACTATTGTATTAGTTGATAAATTACATTGATTTAAATGTCCATATAATGTATAATAATAAAACCCATCATCAAAAGGTCTACCATCAAGTGAATGGTCAATTATCGCATATAAACCATAACCCTCAGTTCCGTTAGGTCCTTGAAGAAATTTATTTACTTTACCATCCCATGACGCTTTAATTGGTGTCCCAACGGCAACACCAATATCAATACCATTATGTTGTTTACCATTTCTAAGTCCCTTCTTACTAGTTATTTTTACTTCACCATCAACCGGTGGGGTAAAAGAATCTATAGTATTAGTACTTAAAACATCACTCTGAATATTAGTTACAGTGGCAATATTAAACCCAGAGTTTAAATTTAATCCTTTACTCAAGTCAAGTGGTACAAATGTGGTTGATTCAGTAACAATTGGTGTCCTATATTTAGATTGTTTTACAGCTCTAATTGTTGTATTCATTTTATTGGGGGTAATCTCATGATTAATATTAATCACACTATAAGCCCCATGGAACATTGGTATATTATCTAATTGTAAATACATTAATGGTTGTATCATAGCATTACCCATCATATCCATATTAACATTATATGATCTAATAGAATTTAAATGATATAAATCAACCCCTTTTAACACTCTATTTGTCGCACCCTTTTCACTTGTTAAATCGTTTAACGCTTTAAAATACTCTGCCGTATCGGACATTTCTTCTTGACTTATTCTAATATTTTTAAATATACTTTGATTTTCATCACCAAATCCAACTCTAAAGGCAACTAAATTTTTACCTTTACCATCTTTTGTTACGTTACCTGGTAACGCTGAAGAATCGGTATTACTATTTATAAAATCATATCCATCACCTTTATAATCAAAACCAGTTTGTATATCTAATAACTTTGAATTTCCAGTTCCATACATCGCTATATAAGACACACCACTATTAACATTTGTGATAGATGGGAATACTCTAAAAATATCTTTAACACTTTCAATATCTGAATAATCAACATAAACTGGTAGTTTATGTAATAAAAAATTATTATCAGTTAATATTTTAGATATAAGTGATAAAAAATTCATATTTGGATTATCTAAAATAGATAATACAGATTTTAAATTAATTTTAGCGTCACTAGATATGTCATTATAATCTTGATCAATAAATCTAAAACTAGAATATAATGATGGATTCTGATTTGATTTACTGGTATTTACACCAACATTAAATGGTTTTCCATCTAATGTACCACCTATCCATTTATCATATAAATTTTTTACTGTTTTATATGTAGCTAATTTAATATCTTTATCATCTAATTTTCTAGGTGTTAAATAATTTGATGTTGTTGTAACAGTTACACTATTTAATTGACTATATTTTTCAGTAAAAACATTTAAATAATTATTTAAAACTTCTTCTTCAATTTTAAATTGACTATCCGTTTTTAAATTCCAAAAATTTGGTGTATAGGATACTAATTCTATCAATTCATTTGTATAAAAATAATTAATTGAATTTAATATTTTAGTCAGTTCTGTTTGTGATCCAAGTTCAGTAACAGATATTGGACCATCATAATAATCAATAAGACCACACTCATTGGCTAAAGTACACCAATTTTCAAAAACAGTAATAAAGACTTGATTTATATTAGGGTTAAATAAAGTATAATCATTAAATGGTGTTGGTAATTTACCTTTATTATTTGTTTTACTACTTAACCATAAATAATCGTTTTTATCACCTATTTGGTCCGGGGAGAACTCATTATTTACATTAAACCATGACTTAATTAAATCAACATCATTATTCTTAATAAATAATTCTTGTCGTTTCATTTGAGCCCCAATCCACGCTAAATATGGGAATGGTACGTTAACAACCTTACTTATATCAGTTAAATTTTCTACTAATTTATCGATTCCTTTAAATGGGTAAGTTGATAATATCATCATACCCTTAAATTGATTTTCAGGTAAATCATTATATAGTGTTTGTGTCACTGTAGTTGAAGAATAGTTTAAATAAGAAGGTGACTGAGATAAATTATAAATTTTTTGTGTTATACCATCTTTAACTTTACCAACATATTCTAAAAGTTTATCTGTTTGGGGATATGATTTACCACCCAATACAGAATCATCCCAACACATTTTTGTTAAATTTTGTTCAACACTATAATAAGTTGTATTAAACTCCATGTCACCTTTTTTTGGTGTAAATACATCACTAACATTTTTTTCACCTAAACTATTTTTAACATTAGTTATTAAATCATAATTATTTTGATTTAAAAATCTACTAGTTAATGGTGAAATACTAATTGATGTATCAAAAAATATAGTTTTTGAATCTATAATTGTACTTGAAATATTTTTATAAGTATCATTTAAATCTAATGTTTCACCAAAATAATATGTTGAACCAGTTTTAGTTATTGATAGATTTTTTTTAACAGTTGGTATTCCAAAATAATTCAATTTATTATTTTCCAAATATCTGTTAATAGCATTTCTATCAATATTATCAAAAATACTACTAAATAGAGCTGCAGCTTCTAATTTAGCAATATCATTAATATTATCTTTTAAACAACTATAATCATAACTAATTACGGCTCTATTAATTATACTTGATAATAAATTATCTAAAACTCTTGGATTAGCATTTGACACATTAAATGGGTATGGATCTAACGTATTCGCAAAATCCGCTGGATTAATTGGAAATGATCTTTTACTATTAGGTAATGGTATTACAATCTCATTAGTTTTATCATTTTCTTTTATTTGAGCGGCGATTATTTCTTCAACAAACATTATTTCTGGGAAGGCTTCTTCTTTAGAACTAATATTTTTAACATCACCAATATATTTTTCAACATCATCTACATAAACCATTGGCCAAGGATATATCCTTTTATCCTTATTGTTTTTATCACTTTTACTAGTAGTATCACTTTCAATACCATTAAAAGCAGCAACCCTACCATCATTTTTATTTTCAGCATTTAAAGAAACAGTATAAATTGTATTTATATAAGCTTCAACATTATTACATAGAATTTCAAAAACATCCCCAACAGAAGGATTGAAACCAATTTTTTTACTGATTTCTTTATTTATTTTCTCAGTAACCTCATCAGCAAAATTCTTCCTTTTTTCAATTAAATTATTATAAATTTGGTTAACTACATCTCTAATTTTATAAAAATCATACATGTTAGCTTTTTCGTCAATTTTTATTGTATCAGTTACTCCTGTAAATTCAAATGGTGGTTTTGAATACTCTTCACTTTTAATATAACCCTCATCTTTTGGTCTACCATTAGTACCTTCAACTAAAATTTTATTAATAGATGTTACAACAGTTTTAACATCTTCATTACTTTCTTTTAAAATAGGAAAAATTTCATCAATTTTTTTACCGCTATTTTTTGATATACCATAACTATCAGTATATTTACCACCACCAATTAATTGTAAACTTTCATCATATTTTTTCATTTGTGATACAATATCATCCCTAAATTTATTATATGTTTCTAAAGTTTTACCATTACCATTTGGTATTAGTATTATATCTCTAAAAGCGAATATATTACTTCTTGGGGATAACCCATCATAACTAATATATGGTCCTTCCAATTTAAAATAATCTACATCACTTGATGTTAACTTTTGTATTGGTATCCCAATTTTATTTCTAATGTTTGATAAACTACTTAAGGTTTCATTTAAATTAATTAATTCACCATACCCTTGGTCATTTTGTTTATTATTTTTAGCTTTTATATCTTCAAGGTATTTACCAACATTACCAATGTTTCTCAACATTTCATTTATTGTAACAACATCTTTATTTTTAAAAACTTTTTTTAATTCAATTCGTCCACTATCTGTTTCAACAATAGCTCTAACATGATCCATTAATATATCTGAAAAGAATGATGTACTATATCCAAGGAAGCTAGCCTTAATTTCAAAGTTTCCTTCAGAAAAAGCGGCTGTCCATTTAGTCATATTAAGATAATATTTAACAGCTTTGCCATAATAACCTTTAACTGTTAGTTCAAATATTGGGTATGGGATTTTAAAAAATGATGAAAAATCAGAATTATTTGATTTAATACCGGTAGTACTAGTTTTTTCAAAACCATCAAAAAATGAAGCTCCTTTAACATCAATAAATGTCATATTAACAACTGGTAATAAATCAGCACCATAACTAATACTAATACTTTTAATACCAAATGTTTCATTATTTTTTCTACCCCCAAGTGGTCCACCAGTATTAGACCAATCCGTTGTCATATACTCATTTTTTAGTGGATCATCAGTTTTAGTACCAATAAGATTTAAAACAACACCCTCTTCATTATTAATATCATTAACTCTCCCAGTAACTTCTAAAACACTTCTACTTTTTGGTTTTATTCGTAAACTAACGTAAATGAATAAATCCTCCATAGGTATAATCCCACTTCCACTTGGATTTGGATCAACTACTGTTATTGACGCACCATTACTAACCCCTATTTTACTAGCTTCAACCATTCACTAAATTCCTGTTAATCTTTTATAATTATTAATTTGTTCCGTATATTGTTGGATACTAGTATTCAAAGGAAATGGTATCCTAATAAATTCAGTATTTGGTATGTCAAATTCTAACCCACCAAAGGTAGGGTTAGCTGACATAATTAACCAACCATAATATGGGTTATTATAATACGCTAAACTCAATTTGTCCATCCTATCTCTATTTTTTAAGAAAGGAATTATTTTATCGGTACTTTTAGGTTGTATTTTAATGAATGGTAAAGGTTTTACCTCACCATTTATTTTAAAATTATTATATCTATCGTAATATTCAGCCATTTAAATTTATTTTTATTTTTTTATGAAAGTTGACCCCCAGAATTAGCTATTGAATTTGCGTCAGATTGTGCGGTCTGATTCCCAGTGAATGTACCTTTAAGTGAATCACCCAATTTAGCTTTAGGTATTTCCACTTTGTTTATGTCAGTATTACTTAAACTATTTTTTAAAATTTTGGTACTATCCGCTTTTTTATCTCCGGAAACTGGTGGACGATCCGCCCAAAAATTAGATCTTGATTCATAAACTTCAGTGTTAGCGAAGAAGTTAAATGAAACCGCGTTTTGTAATTTATTAATTGGGCCAGTAAGTGATGAACCACCAATAAATTTAATACCAAGAGTTATTGTAGCTAACATAGGTTGTACCCCAATACCATCCGGATTTAAATCCCAAGTATCATTATCATATTTAATACCTAAACTATCAATAATTATTTTAGTATTATAAAAATCACCTATTCGTAATATACAAACTGGTGGTCTACCAAAAGCTAAATTACCACTATTACTTGAATTTTCCGTTATAGATGGTCCTTGTCGTACACATTGTTGTAAGAATGTTAACCTACTATTAAAACCTTCTGGTGATGTTGAATGAAACGCTGGATGAAAATATTGTATTTTTTCAGATAAATATTTAAAAGCTATACTTTGATCAGGGGATAATTCACTAAACCACTTATTTTCAACATCACTCCAAAAAGTCGTTGGTTTAGTTTCTGTTTTAGCTTTATTTTTATTTAAGTTATCTAATGTCTTAGTTAAATTAGCGACCTGATTTATCTGGAAATCTAATCCAACATTTCCAGTGGTTGGTGTATCCATATTAAGTTTTGGTCTTTTTAAACCACCAAATATACCCTTAAGACCCTTTCTTTTTTGATCTTCAGTTAAACCATCAACTTTTGAGGGATCAAAAGTTGTATAATCAATTTCACCACTAAAATATTTTTCTAAAATATCATCTTGAGTCCCTCTAACAAGATTAATAATTGACGGATGATCCACAAGTATTTTAAATGATAATGAACCACCCCTAGTTGTATTGTTATAACTATACACTGGTTCTGGTCTACCAATAAAATCTTGAGGTTCCCAAGACGCTGAACTATCTTCACTGATACTTAATTCATATGGTGGAAACCACATCATCTTACCTCTTAACCCAGTAGCTGGGTCACCATTACCTTTTTCCCCTTCGGACATAAAGGCGTCAGGTACATCCGCCCACGCTAAGTTTTCAATAGAAAACATATAATTTTTTAAACTTTGTTTATCTTTATTGGGGGCTATTCTAACCATCCCATTAGATTTTAAAACAGATTTAGTATCATTATCCGTTATTGGATTAAGACCATTTATTCCAAACTTAGTATAACGTTCATTATTTTCTAATAAACCATATACTGGTGAATCTCCATTTTTACCTCTATTAATTAAATTAGATTTAATACTATTGGCCTGGAAATTAGAAAGAGTTTTATTTTTTAAAAGTGATTGTCTATATGAATACCCTGGTTGGTACATATTTTGAGATAAATTTTCAAATATAATCTCTTTTTGTCCTTGTCCAGTATATTTCAATAACTCTTCCATTCTGGCTTCCGTACTAAGATTTACTATAGTATTACCACCGAGTTTATTTAACACGTCTTTAAATTTATTAGTCGTTTTTTCAACACCTTCTAAAAAATTGGCGAATTTACTATTACCACGTTCTTTAATTCTTCTTTTTTTAGCCACCCATTCATTCCAACCAATCGCTGATCTAGGTATAGTACTAACCGGAGATGTATATCCTAAATACTCATTAACAAGTTCAGTCCCAGCCTGTAAAAAATTTGTGGGGTTAAACATATTACTAATTGAAGGGTCTAATTTACTAATTGTTCTATCTGGAATTATTAAACTATTTCCCTTTAATAATGAAAGTGGATCTTTATTATATCTACCGATAGTTGATGAATTAATGTTACTAGCGATATTTTCTTTTAATAATCCATCTAAAGCTGTAATACCAATTAAACCAATTGGTGTATCTCTGTAACTACCAATTTTACTATTTAAAATTAAAGATTTAACATTAAATATATTTGTAGTTCCAACATAGGGTTCTACTAATTCAGTATATTCAATTTTACCTTCATTACCTAATGGAACAATTGGATTTGAATTTAAATCAACTAATCGATAACCATCAACAGTAGATTGATATTTATTATTTCTTAATAAATTTAAACTGAATGGAACTTGATCATCGAGAGCCCTCGGTTCATCAACAACATTTGGATCTAATGTATTAACCGTTGTAAATTTACTCCTATCTGTAAAAACAGATTGTCCAAAACCAATTTGAGAGGCGTCAAATGTAACACCTAAGTTAAGTTTTAAAATATTCTTCCGAATATCTTTTATTGTTGAACTATCTAAAAAACTTAATGACATATCTTATTATTTAATAATAAATATATAAGACCTTAAAATTTCATATTATATTATATATTACATTTAATATTATATATTTAATTTTAAAGTTTCATTTAATATTATATTTAATATTATATTATATAACCCACTTACCATATATAAATTCAAAAAACCCTAAGTAAAGTCTATTTGAAAAATAAATTTTTAAATTAAGAGTTAAAAATGTAATTTGGTTTAGTTTTTTTACCGGTAAAAGCTTCTCCTTTGGTGATATTACTGAAAACTTCACTCATAAAAGTATTTTTTATACTAATTGATAATTTTTCTTTCTCTTCGTCAGAAATATTAAAATTTTTACCATCAATCGCCACAGATCCATTTACATTAACATTTATATTGATTGGGGTACTAGAACCTACATTTATGTTAGAAGTCCCATTAGAGCCCATTTGGGTACTTCTGGAGGCCATTGGTGAAGATATCCCACCATTAGCGAATTTAACTCCACCACCTAATTCATTAATTGAAGATAATAGGGGTTTAAACATTGATGTGGATTTTTTATTGATTATGGCTTCACCACCTTCAACTTCAAACATGTTACCAGAACCTTTAGTTGTTACCGGAATACCACCTTGTTTATGGGAGGGACCATTAAAAAGACCTCCATCACCATATTCAACCATACCACCTTTAGCTTTAATATCTAAAAATTTAGTCACTATTTTTTCCATCGCGGTCACTGCGGTTGTAAAAGTAAAACCACCGGTAGCGATTTTTTCGGCAATTATTGAAAGACTTGTGTTTAGAGTAGTGGTTACTGTTTCAAATCCTTTAATACCTTTATCTATAAGTCCTGTGGCGGCTTCTTTAGATTTAGTATCTTCAAGAATTTTTTTAATTGAACTCATACCTTCTTTTATATCAGTATTGACTTTGGAGTTATTAGCTAGGGTTGCAACATTTGGTGTTAAAGCTATAATTTGACCACCCAAACGACTTAATTGATCTGTCAAGTTAATTGACGCTGTAACCTGATCTTTAATTCCTTGTACAGCGTCTTTAGGTTCTTTACTTTCTTTTTCTTTAGTGGATTCTTTTAACGCTTTAACTAATTCACCCATATTTTCTGATGTAATATTATTAGCATCAATCATACCTTTTGAATCTATACCACGGTCTTTTTTAAATTGCTCGTCTAATTTATCAACGCCAGTTAATTGAATTTTTCCACCACTACTTTTACTAAAATCAATAAATCCTTGTAATACATTTAGATCTTCTGTCGGTAAATTTAAATTGTATTTACCACTTAATTCAGTAAGTTTAGCCATTTTTTGAGCCATATCCTGAAATTGATCTGCAGTCATTTGAGATTTTTCAATAAGACCATCCATTATTTCTTGATTTCCCCCAATAAGTTGAAAAGTCCCATCTACATTTGTCATTAAAGAAGCTGCTGATTTAGCTAATTTTAAATTATATTCTTTAAGTCCTTCAGCCCCAGAATGACTCATTCGTAATATTTCATTAGCATCACCTAATTCTTGAGCTATTGTACCACCATACATTTGCATCTGTTGTGCAAATTCAATAGCTTTTTCTGGACTTCTTAAATCTTTCAGTTTTTTTGTGGCTTCTCCCATATTAACCCCTAACATAACAGAACTTTGTGCCATTGATGCCATTTCTGTTGCACCACCTTTAAAAGTATACCTAGATAAAGCTTTAAAATTGGATGAAACCGCTTCAGATACTTTCTTAGAATTTAACCCCATTTTTTGGGAACTATCAACCATTTGAGCGACAACTTCATTAGAACTTTCTAGGCTATAACCAACACTAATTAAGTCTTTAGCTAAATCACCAGCTGTTGCGTCACCAATTTTTTCACTTAATGCCGCAAAACCTTTAATAGCTTCTGTTGTAACACCAACAAAAGTCCCACTATTATCTGATAATTTACCAATAGCTTCTGCGGATTTAGCTATACTAGAACCCATTCGTTCTAGTTCACTACCAGCTTCTTGTAAGTTACTTGATAATAATCTTGTATATGAATTAGCAGTACTAAAACTTTTTAAAGTACCACCAAAATTTTTAGTGATATTTAAAGTACTCGTATTAACTTTTTCCCAATAACTATAATATTTCCCAGCAGCACCTATTAATTTTTTAAGTGTACCTTCCATAGTTGATATAGTACCAGCAACTGCGGTAGCTCCGGCCCCCAAAGTATCTGTTAATTTACTTAATGCGTCAAACGCTGAACCTCCCGGTGGTGTGGCTGCCATATGTGTTAAATTTATTCGTCTTTATTATGTTCCTCAATCAACTTATCTAAAAAATATTTTCGTTGATATGTAGGCATTTTATAAATATCTGAATAATTAAAATTACAATGTTTTACCAACATATAAATTTCATCCAATAAATGTTGGTGATAATTAAGATTAAATCCAGAAAAAATTAGCTCCGATGGGAAGAAAGCTCCTAATGGACTCACCCCCGGGAATCCTAACTTCAACATTTAAATCTAGTCCAGGTTCAATTTCATTATAATATGTTTTTAAGGATAACGAATCACCCAAAGGTATTTTATGGAACATAGAAGAAATTTTTAACTTATCTCTAATACCATCAATTTCCATAACCATAGATTCTAATCTGAATTTAGATTTTTCAGAAATACCATCAGTACTAAACTCTGAATGGGCTTCGTCTTTTAAATCAATATCACTTTCATCTTTACCGGTTAAAAGTCTAAATTTAACTAACTTACCACTCATAGGTAATTTATATTCAAATTCACCATTCTCATCTGGTTTGGCCAATAATTGTTTTGGTTTTATTAAACTTAAATCAATTTCACCCATTACGGTTCTATCTGAACCGTCAGTTAATGTGATTGGAACTTTATAAATTGGACCAAAACCGGTTGTACGTAAAAATAAAATGATGGCCATTCTGTCTCCGGATAATAAATCTAATGGATCTAAACCACCCAAATCTTTAACTTTTCGTTTGATTAAAATGTCAATAAACTTACCATTCTTCATAATATTTGGAGAGGTAAGAATTGATTCATCTAAAGCGTTAAGATAACTAACTTTAGCTTTTGAGATTTTATTTTTATATAGAATACCATTAGATGGTAACTCTATAACATCATAAGATGTTAATTCTTCTTGAAATTGATTTTCTGGTTTTAAATGATCCATTTACTAAAAACTTTAATTTTATATTATTTATTATGTAGGATAAATATACTTATTAAAATTTTTTAGTAAATATTAAAAAAACACCTATTTGTAATAATCTTGTTTAGTATCATTACTAAAATAAGCCTTTTCAATTGCTCTTGCGAAACCAAGATCTTCAAATTCATCAGATGTGGGAGACCATTGTATCCAAAGTCTATAATCATCCATAGTTTTTGGAGTCTGTTTAACAGTCGGTTTCTGATCTACCTTACTCGTTCCATCTGGTGATGGGGGTATAGTTGTTTTATCGGTGGAGGGTTTTTTATCCTTATGCTTAGAAAATTTATCCCCATCATTAGGTGTAGAAGGTTTTTTAGTCTGATGTTTAGAAAATTTATCAGATGTTTCTTTAGACAGAGTATTTGATTGTTCTAATAATTTATCCATATTATTTAAAATTACCATCCTTATATTCAAAAGTTTCTTTTTTACCATCACTAAAAGTAAGTATAAAATTATCTTTTTCACCACTAGGTTTACCTATATCTTCTGATTGACCAGCACCACCTTCAGATTGTGGTGTTATAAGCCATTTTTTAAAACCTTCTATTGTATTTTCAAATGTTAACTTACTATTTTCTATAGCAGTTAAATCTTCCGTAGTTTTATTCCATATAAAATTATTATAAATAACACCATTAATTTTAGCCCCAACTCCTATTTTAACAATAGTTTTAGCGACATTAATATCTTTTGGGATTAAAGTATTATTATGTTTAATATCTTCATCAGTTATTTGTTGTAGACCTTTACCTTTAATTTCAATACTACTACCAACTGTGGTTAATAAAGTCTTAATTTTAATATTAGAGGGTGTTTCATAATAAAAAGTTTCACCATTATACTTTAATGGTGAAAATGGTTTCATATCAATTTGTGCTGGTGGGTTTAAAACAATAACAAAAATTTCACCACTTTTTGTTATTGTTACTTTAATATCTGATTCAGCATTACTATTAGCGTCATCTGAATTTATTGTTGTTGGTGTACCATCAATCATTATTTCACTACCTTCAGTCCTCAATAACTCAAGTAATTTTTTTTCAATAGGCCATGTTTTAAGGAATGGTTTAGCCACTGTAACATCTTTAATACTATCTCTAAAAGGGAGTTCAATTAAGATGTCAAGTCCACTACCAAGTAAAGCTGTAACGATAAGGTTACCGGTTGTATTCAAACGTTCACGACCAGGTTTAGCTAACCAAGTTTTTACTTTCCCATAGAAATTTTTAATCTCTGGATTTTCCATTAGTTTAGCGTCTTTAGCTATAGCGTCCATAGATTTACTTAATCTATCAGTCATTTCTTTATAATCTAAATTAGATTTACCTTTATCAAAAGCATTTTTTATTAATAAAGTTTTTTGTTTTTCTAAAATAGTTGGTAATTGCCATTTTTTCTTTAAACCTTCAAATGCTTGGTCAAGACCAGTCATAAGTTCTTCTGGTGTAGCACTACCGAAAAATTTTGGTGTGGTAAATTTTTTAATTTTTTTATAATTAACACCACTAAATTTACCTTTAGTTTTACCTTTAGTTTTACCTTTAACTTTAGGACCCGTTATTGGTGCTTCTGTTAAAATATTATTATTTAAATAATTTTCTAATACTTTTAATTGAGATTCTGTAATTTTAATGACCATACTATTATTCTTTATTTTTATTATATATCAAGTGCTTTATTAATTTCATTTTCTAATTCTTCTTTACTAAGTGTTTTCGGTGTTTGTAAACGTTCAGCGTAAAGTTCAGTTCTATAAATTTTTGGTACTTCATCCTCACTTGGATTCCAACCAGTTAGTAATGCGTTTTTTAATTTTATATTATCTTCCGGTGTGTTAGAACTACCAAATTCATCTTTAAGTTCTTCCCAATCATACCCCATTTTTTCAGCAACACTTCTAGGTGTATCTGATTGAACTATACCATATAATTTATCATATCCTGATACCATAATTTCACCAGGGATTAGTATACTAGCACCAGTAGTTGTAACATTACCGGTAATTTTAGTGCCAGCTTTAACTAAATCACCACCTTTCTCAGCGGTTTTTATTATAAATTGTTTTGTTCTACCATCTAAAGCTGATTTTAGGATTTTATCCTTACTCTTAACAATTAAATTGTTTACTTCTGTTTTAATAAAATCTTTATTTAAAATTAATTGATCAGCAAGTAATTTTTCACCTTTAGTTAAGGCTTGTTTTAATTTAATTTTTTCCCCTAAAGTTATTAGAGCTTTTTTAGACCATGTTTTTAAACCAGGTATTTTATTCACTATTGGTCCAATTAATGGTAGTGTTGAAAACATAAGATTTAATCCAGCACTATAATTATCACCCTCTTTAGCGTATAACCCCGCATTAACTAAACCAGCGGCTACAGATATAGCTGTCCCAATTGGTGGGAAAAAAATCGCCACCAATCCCACAACCTCTAAAGCTTCGTGTGTATCTAAATCAAATGTCTCAATAAAATTAGAAATTTCATCACCCCTTCTTTTACCCTTATAATTAGGATCATCTAATTGAACGACACTAGATGGGGATGTTGGTACAGCTCTTAATGTAGACGGATCAGAAACCGGTTGAGGTTTATTGATTGTTTGTTCTAAAAATATAGTATGTAATTTCATCTCTTCCATTTATTTAACGTGGATATAGTAAACATCTCGTACAATACCAGAACCAGATTTTCTATTATTAACATCTTCATCTGGTTCTACAACCAAAACATATTTTTTTTCATTTAAACCAACAATCCAATAATTCCAGTATAAATGTTGACCACCACCCCTTGACAGTTCACGAACTTCAGTATTCGCGTTAGCGATTATATTGAAAGTTTTAACTTCAGTTGTTTTTGATACATCCTCATATAACTTACCAGTAGTACTATCAAACCATTTATCTTCAAAACCACTTGGTCCACCACTACCTTCTAATAATAGTGATTCATATGGATTTTCAACCCTTTCAAAAAGTTGAAAAATTCTATTATATTGATCTTCTTTAGTTTTAAACATTAATTATAAATATATTGAAATTACTAAAAAAAATTAATTTTTATTACATTTTCCACTCCCAACGAGTTACCCCACAATCATATATTCTATTAAAACCTCTTTCTGACATAATTAATTTTTCAGTCTTATTTTTATCAAAACCACTTTTAATAAGATTTTTTTTCTTAAAATTCAAACGATGAAATCTTAATTCATTTTTAATGTAATAATAATTGGGTTTTGATTTATGGATGTATTCAAAACCGAGATTTTTATACAATCCCCCACCAAATAATCTATTATCTGAATAACTTAAAATCATTTTTGGGTTATAATTTTTAATATAGTAATTGAATAATTTTGATCCACCACCAATGACATTATAATTAATTAAATTAGAAAAACGTAATAGTTCTGAAAAATCATCTTTATAATTACCAACACCACTTCTAGTGCCAAATGTCATAACTGAAACTAGAACCTCATTATGATATAAACCTAATTTGACCTTTGACAAACAATCACCCTGGATATGATTATTAAGTAAAAATTCTGAACTAACTTTTTTACTAATTTCTTTTATAACACATTTTCTACCATATATTTTATTTTCAATCATACCGAAACGATTTTTTATGATAGATTTTACAATATCTTTTTTAAATAACCATTCATCCTCAAAAATCTGAATTAATTCAACTCCCAATTCTAAACACCTATTATATTTGTTTAAATGATAATTTTCTGATTTAAATAAATCACTATGATAATATAACCCATTAAATTCAATCCCTATATTATGTTCTGGTAAGTATAAATCTAATTCTAATGGTGATATTATTTTTCTTGTGTTTCTTTCAATATTACTAATACCCAATTCTAAAAGGTAATCGTAAACTTCTTTTTCTCTATGTGATGATAAAGAATTTATTGGATTACAATTAATACAAGTTTCATAACCCAATCTTCTTCTCTCATTATAAAGTGGACTAAATATTTTATAATTTTGATTACATTTATCACATAACAATGTAAATTCTTTTATGTTGGTATCGTATGAAATAAATTCATTTTCTTTAAATCTGTTTTTAATATTTTGTAATGTAGTCTTTTCTTTTTTTAATATAATATCCGGATGTAATGAAGGTGATTTAAATCCCCACTTAGATAAGTTGTTCTCAACAATCTTATCTTTAATTATTTTAGATTTTGAAGGGTTACTTACACCATATTTTTTTAAAGATGTTTCAACCGCTTTTTCTTTATTAACATAATTTTCATCACCATATTTTTTTAATCTAGTTTTTTTTGATTTTACTGAATTAGTGTAATTTTCATCACCATATCGTTTTAGTTTAGTTTCTTTAACTTTTTCTTTGAATGTACTATGTTGTGAAAAGTATTCAACACCCCAAGTTTCCTTCATTTTTATTTTAACTAAATCAAGTAGTTTACCACTATTGTTGGCACAATCTAATGAACAAAATTTATTGTAACCCCTATCAAATCTATCTGTGAAGGTTACAATATTATCACAACCACCACACTTTGGTTTTGTGGTAATATTATGGAAATAGTTCCAAATTTTTTCTTTGAATGAATGATTATCTAAATCATATGTTTTTGAATGATGTATGATTTTATCATAAACATCTTTATGGTTTTTATTAAACCAAACTTCTCTGGTTTTATGGCCAGAGGTATTGTTCTCAAGGAAAAAAGAAAAATTCATATACTATAAATATATGAATTTTTCAGTAGGATGTCAAGGATATTTAATTAGAATAATAATACAGCGTAATCAAATCTTAATGAAGCCGCGATGTCAGCTAAATCACCACTTTCGTAACTTAAATCACCAAAATTAATATCACCACTTAACCAAGTGTTAACTAATCTCCATTTTTCAATTACAACTCCGGTCGGATCTAACATTTCAAGTTCAACATCTTTTTTGTACCCAGCGGCATAACCTTGTCTACCAGTTACAGATTCTGAATGTAAACGCACCCACTCCATAATCGCTTGAGATGCGGATGGACCAATAGGATCTCTAAAAGTCACACTAATTGGATTCCAATTATATTTACCCAAAACATAAGTTTCAGTATTTAGAAAAGGTATAACAACTTCAGCTTGTGTAATTGAGGGTCTAGCGGCAGAACCTAACCACCATTCTTGAATACCTAATTCAGCTGGAAATCTAAGTATCCATCTATTTTTCTTTTTAGGTTCGTATGGCATAGGCATACGCAGTAATAAATCAGCCATTTTTTGTTTTTTAAAATATTTATTATTATATTAGTAACATAAAAATATATTACTTTAATTATAAATATGGTGAATTTGGAAAAGTTTTTTATTATTGAAAATAAAAATGGTAAAAGAAGTCAAGAATCTTATTTAAAAGACAATTTTAATGATTTACATAAAAAAATAATTCATTTTAATAAAAAAAATCTTAATGAAATTTCATTCAAAGAAAAAATTTGGCACTACATACATAATGTTGATACAAAAATTTTATGTAAAAAATGTGATAAGGAATTAAAATTTAAGCGTAGTCTTTCTGAGGGTTATGGTGTGTATTGTTCAAGAGAATGTACTAATCAATGTGAAGAACATATTAAAAAAGTAAAAGAAACAAATGATAAAAAGTATGGTGGTCAAGGTACATCATCGGAAAGTATTAATGATAAAATTAAAAACACAACTTTAAAAAATTTTGGTGTTGATAATTTCTTTAAACGAAAAGATTTAATACAAGATAAGTTCATAGAAAAATATAATGTCCCCGGTGTATGGGCGGTTGAAGGTGTATCAGATAAAATAAAAGATACTAATATTAAAAAAATTGGTTTAGTTTCTAATCTACTAACGAAAGAATCTCAATACAAATCGTTGGAAACTAAAAGAAAAATTTTTAGAGAAAAGTATGAAAGATTTAATATACTATCAGATGAAGGGGACGATATTAAAATTTTATGTGATAAATGTCATAATAATTTTATTATTAATCGATCAGTACTCTACAATAGGAATAGTATGGATGTAGAAGTTTGTACACTCTGTAATCCAGTTACAAACTCCATTAGTTATAGTGAGAGTGAGGTGTTAAATTATATTAAAGAACTATTACCACTAGAAGAGATTAAAGAGAAAGATAGGAAAGTAATTTACCCCCAGGAGATAGATGTATTAATACCAAATAAAAATATTGGTATAGAATATAATGGATTGTTTTGGCACTCATCTTATAAGGTTAGTAATGATTATCATTTTAAAAAATATAAAAAATGTTCTGAACAAAACATTAAACTCATACAGATATTTGAGGATGAGTGGTTACATAAAAAAGAAATTGTTAAATCAATTTTAAATACAAACTTCAATATATTTGATCAGGTGATTTATGGTAGGAAGTGTGTTATTAAAGAGATTGATAGTAAGATGTGTAAAGAATTTGTTGATCAAAATCATATACAAGGACATCATAATTCAAAAATAAAGATTGGATTATTCTATAATGATAAATTGGTATCTGTCATGACATTTGGTTCTTTAAGAAAATCCCTCGGTATGAAGAGTGTTGATGGATCATATGAAATGGTTAGATTCTGTAATTTAAAAAATAGTAAAGTGATTGGTGGTGGATCAAAACTATTTAGATACTTTTTAAAAACTTATCAACCCTCCGATATCATATCCTTTTCAGATAGTAGGTACTTTACCGGAGATTTATATGAAAAATTGGGATTTACATTTAATGGTGAAACTAAATCCAATTATCACTATATTAAAGGTGGTAAAAGAATTAATAGATTTAACTATAGAAAGGATGTGTTAGTATCTATGGGGTATGATAAGAATAAGAGTGAACGAGAAATAACTGAAGAGATGGGGTTATTAAGAATATATGATTGTGGTTGTAAGAAATGGTGTTATAATAATGTCACCACTTAAGCCATATAAATTCTAATCTTTTTAATTTTCTTTGGATTAGATGTATCGTATATGACGAAATGTATGTTTGGAAACTTAATTTTAAGTACAGATCTAATTATATCTTCCACCACTTTAATATTACCTAAATCATCATCACTAAACCCAATACTAATGTTTTTAAATTTTTTACCATATAGTTTAACGACATTCTCAACATAATCAATTATCGCCAATTTTTTACCATTCTCTGGGTTCTGTGTTGTACTATCTAATTTAAACTCTTTAATAAACTCCTTGGATGAAACTGTATAATATTTTTGTCTGTTTAAATATTTGGTTATGGTTTCACCATTAAGATTTATGGTAATATCTTTCTTTTGTTTTAATGTTAAATTATTGTTTATAATAAGTTTAATCCCATCTTTAATTATTTTAGGGGAATGACCTCTGGCGGTAATAATGGCGAAATCATGACCATTAACTAACGCTGTGATGAATTTATTATATACCGGACCAAAATTATTATTTTTGATTGAGTATAAAACATCTTCTTTAAATTGGGTGGGGTTAACAAACTTTGTGAAACTATCTGATCTAACCATATAGGTAGAACCAATTTTACTTCTTATTCTACGGAATTGATGAGAATCAACATCAACTTTAATTAATTTATTTTTTACTACTTTATCTAAAGTAATCTTAGTTGGCATAACTAATATATTATCATCCCAATCTAATAGAAAGAATTTTTTCTTGAAAGTATCTAAGTTTATATTAAACCCCATTGTTATATTATTTTAAATTAATACAACAAATATAGGGGTTTTTTTTAATATAAAAAAATATTATAATTTTTCTCTAATTCCACTCACCATTTCCGGATCTAAATCTGAACGACCAAGTTCACTAGATAACTCAAATTCACCAGATTGACCACCTAAAGCGTCACAAATGGCCATACTAACATAACGTTTCATATCTGTCTTAAATTGACTATTAGAAGTTAAATTAGCGAACGCTTTTGAGAAGGAAGTACTTACGATACTACCACCACTATTTTTTAAACCTAACATTGATTCAGAAGCTACTTGTACGATATATTCCATAATACCATCAAATAATACATCAGATAACCATTTACAATTATCCACTGGATCTAGTAACTTAGGATAGTCTGTAATATCAATATCTGATAAAGCTATTTTTAAAATTCTATTTAACTCACCAGTAACACCTAATTGTTCTAAAATATAACCAATCATCCATTGACTAGCGGTATCAACTAAAGTTTTTTTCATATCACCACTTTTTTCACCATCTTCTGAATCATCAACCATTGAATTATTATCATTTGATGGAGTTTCTTCATCATCACTAGTGAATAATGATTTTAACCAATCAGTAAAATCTTCATTAATTTCTTGTTTACTATAACCCTCTTTTAATTTTCGTTTTTTTATTTTATGAAAATTTACAATAATCTTTTTACCTTCAGTTATTAACTTACTATCATTGGTAATTACCTTACTTTCTTTAAGTACAACTTTTTTTATTGTATTTCGTAATTTAGTCTCAACCAATTTATTTCTTTTTTCCATCATTTTAATTTATTAATAAATATGTGTAAAATATAAAAGAGATACCTTTTGAGTATCTCTTTTATATTTTTATGTGTTATTATCTTACAAGTTTTCAAAAGAAGCTCCTGTTGGGGTTACAACGAATTCTATAAAGATAAATTCTAATGAACGTGTAGGTTTTAAGAAAATTCTACCATTCAACTCATTTCTGTCAATTGACTCTGGAGTATCATTTAATTGAACTCTAAAGTCTGTTAAACCTCTTTCTTTTCTGATATTCTCAAGAATTGGGTTAACTAATGTTAAGAATTGATTTCTAACAATCTGATCGTTTTGTTCAAATAATAATCTAATTGATACTGCTGAAATTAATTTTCTAGCTTGTAATAATAAACGTCTTACATTGATTCGGTTAAGAGCTGAATCTTTAATTTGTAATGTTTTATTACCCCAAATTACTACTCCCTCTTCAGAGAATGTCGCCATTGGATTAATTCTATTATCATATAAACCATCTCTATCAGAAAGTTTAAGTTTTAAACGAGCTTTAATCGCGTTAGTAACACCTCTATTAAGACCTGCTGTCGCAAACCAAGGGAAAGCTACATTGTCAGTTAAAGCGATATTTCTTACAACTTCACCGGTTGGTGGTAACCAAATATATACATTATTCTCCGTATCATTCATTTGTAACCAAGGCCAGTAAGTCGCTGTATAATTACTATCAAATTCACCATATAATGTATCCGCGATATCTTCTGGAGTGTAAACATCTGTTCCAGTTCCAGAAGTATCTGGAGTAGTAACAATATATAATGAATCACAACGTTCAGTTTCTACCATATCAATAGCTTCACCAACTAAATCATTATTATCAACAGTATCGATACCTGGGGTAGTGAATACGTTAATGTTAACAGATTCTGGGTTAGAGAAAGTTTTAATACCTTCATAATAAGCGTAGTAATCAGAAGTGATACCATTTTGACCATCACTTGTTGGTCTAGTTGTAAAGATCCCTGAAGTTACTCCAGCCACACCTTTAGTACCGGTAGCTTTGTAAGTATCTCTATTCGTTCTTCTTGATCTATAGATATCCCATCCATCAAACCCACCAAATGGTGCGAATGTGAACTTTCTAGCTTGTATTTTTTCGTAAGCTGTATTAACAACTGACGCTGGTGTTTGCATTGGACAACATCCAACATCAAATGTAATAGCTGAACTTTGACCATCAACAGTAACACCAGTAGCGTTAACATCCATATGGAATCCTTTAGTTACACCAGTCCATTCAGAACCACCAACATTACTTTGTAAACCTTTGAAATCAAACATATCCTGATCAATACCCACAGTGTTAGAAACACCAAGATACACTTTTCTTACTTTTTCAGTAATTAAGTAATCAGTTTTGTAAGTCATAATTGGAGGTAATGTTGTATTGTATTCTCTTGTTAAGAATCCTTCAAATCCAGCCGGAATTGCGTCTTCTACAAGATTTTCAGCCATCTCAACCATAACACGACTACTTCTTAATGGGAAGAACCCATCATTTGTACCAATTCTTCTTGCGATATAATTTGTACTAGTAGAATCCATTGAACATTTACTAAATCTTTCTAAGATAGAAGGACTCGCGTCTGTATCATAAAAATCTCTAATTACGATATCAAATTCTAAATCTTCAAGGTTAATATTTTGTACAGAAATTTTTATTTCTTTATTAGCTCCATCACCATCAGAAATCGTGATAAATCTAAATAATCTAAATACTTTATTACCTCTAACCTCAGAAACAACCCAAGGGGTTACAGCTGATCTGTATTCAGTTAAATAATTATCTAAATTAGTTACATATTCAAAACCTAATTGTATACCTTTAACTTTACCTTGTTCAACAAGAGATGCGAACATATTATCATAAATCTCTTCTACAAATAAAGGTTGTTGATTTTGGAATGGTGCTTGACCTAATACTCTAATTAAATAATTTTTCTTAGTTTTATCCATTGACGCTTCAAAATAAATTGAATCACCAGCGGTTGTGTTACCACTAACTACAAATGTACCATAAGGATCATATTCAGCGTCAGTAACTGAGGTATCAAATGTGATACCTGGGTTAACAACTGAGAATGTAATTAATTCATTCACATCATAAGTAGCTTCAGAACGTAATGTTGCGATAACCATACCATCAACATCCGCGTAAGAAGTACCACTACAAATAACAGATGTACCTGTAGTTGAACCAGTAATATTACCTAAACCATCTGAACCAACAGAAGTTACTAATAAATCAAAATTACCACCATTATAAACAGAACCAGTTTTAACATATTCCGTACTCGCGGTAAGTGTTGTTAACATGGTTGAATCTTCTAATCCAACTAAATAAGAGTTAAATAACCCATCATTATAAACAGCGTTTAATTCAGTATCACCATGACCAGAAAATACAAATGAATTTATAGTACCACCAGTAGTTACACTAAAAGTTGATGTAGTAACACCAGTTGAATAACAAACTACGGTTGATGTATCTAAAGCCGCGTCAATTTTAATTGACCAAGCGTCACCCGCGTCATAACCAGATAAACCTAAAACTCTCGTCACAAACAATTGACTTGATTGTGTTAAATATCCTTTTGCGATATAATTGGTCTCATACTTTGGATAACCAGTTGCTCTGAACAATTCGGGGTTTAAACCACCGAAAATTGTTTGATATTCATCATAACTACTTATGAAAACCGGTTCAAACGCCGGTCCTTTAGGTGTTTCACCCACTATCCCTAGGGTTGTTACCCCAACTTGTCTAGCGATAAAACTTAAATCAAGTTCTGATGTATAGACACCCGGACTTACAAATACTCTATTTCCTGCCATTATTAATTTTTTTGTTTAAATATTATTGTTTTAATAATAAATATATAGAGTAAACAGAAAGAACTTTTTTATTGAAAATTTAAAGAATTATTTGTAATTAGATACTTTTACCTCATATTTGGATCAGATAATAATCCCCCTGCACCAAATGTCATAGGAACATTAATACTTGGATTATTTTTAGCTATCCCATTTGGACTTTGATTGATGTATCTTATACCTCTATTAGTTGAATTTCTTGGACTATTAGTAATAACCAATAATTGTAGTGGTTTTGATAATGTACAATTATTAATATCAACAAATTTTGCTATTTTTTCAAAACCATTTTGAAAGGCTATTGTATAATTTGTTGATAGACTTGTTGATGTTAATTTTATAATTTTACTTGGATTACCACTAAAAAACTCATTCATAGTTATAATTTGTCCAGTTGTTATTACAATATTATCTATTATACATTTATTAAAATTAATTAATGTACAATTTGAAAGTAATTGTAAATATGCTCTTTTATTTATTTTACCGCTAACATAAGTTAATGTTTTTGTACTAAATGATGAAAATTGAGTTGTATTATTACTTGCTAAAGTGAGTGTATTACAATCTATTATTGTATTTAAAGCAAGATTAAATCCTGAATATTGTGTAAAAAAACTTGAATCACCTTTAAAAATAAAAGTAGAAGTTCCTGAAAATATAATACCATTACCTAAACCTTGTAATTTTCCACTCATACAATAAATATTAGAACCATTTATATTAAAAGCACTAGCTGCTGAATTTGCAAATAAACCACTAAAATATAAATCACTTGTCAAAGTAACAGTCCCAGATGGAATAATATTATTCCACGTAATTCCATTTGTATCTAAAATTGCTCCATTACCAAGAGTTAATGTAGAACTTGTAGTAACTACTGTTCCAGAAATATATGTTAAAGTTCCTACACTATAAGCAATATTACCAACTATAGTAATTGTTCCTGTAGTGTTAATATTTAAGTTACTTCTTATGTCATTTGTAGTTGTATCAGTCCAAGTTCCTGTACCAATTAAATTAATACTTGCTGTACCTAATATAGCACCACTACTATTATGTAATAAATTACCAGAGATAAAAATATTTCCTCCAGAATTAGTAAAAGTAACAGCACCACCACCTCCTGTAAAATTTTGACAGTTTAAATCACTAATTAACACATAAGCTCCAGACGCAGAAACAATATTATTCCATTTATTTGTAATTATATCATTCATATTTCCACAATTTAACGTAGTTATACCAGCTATAACCAAGGTACTTCCTGTTGTTATAACATTCCCTTGAATATAGGTAATTGTTGCTGAATTAAAATATACAGTTCCACTTATTGTAATTGTTCCAGCAGTATCAATTGTTAAATTGTTTCTTAAAGCTCCTGTACTAGTATTACTCCAAGTTCCAGTACCATTTAATAAAATTGATGCCGTACCAGATGTTATGAATATGCCTTGACTTTGAGTTAAATTACCAGATATAGATAAAGTAAAACCATTTATAACACAAGTACGAGCATTATTAGCACCAAGTAATAGATTGGTTATTTGTAAATCGTTAGGAATATTTAAGGTAAATGAACCATTTCCAAAAAAAGATATATTATTAGATATTGATACTACATTTCCACCTAATATAAAACTTAATAAACCACCATTACCAGTTAATGATAAATCAGTTAAATTTAAGTTATTTGATAAAGTAAATGTTACAGCAGAGCCTATAGATACTGTAAATGTTCTAGTCCAAACAGTAGTTCCACTTATACTTGTGTTACCAAGTAACCATAATCCACTTGCTCCAGCTTGTGTGTAACCACCTGTTCCTAAATTTAAACTTCCATTTAATTGGATAATATTATTAAAAGTAATTGTATTAACATAATTAGTAAAATTTATACCAGCTAAAATAACCGTTGCTATATTAACAACAAGAGGTCCAGATAATGCTGTAAAATCAACTGTATCTCCAACAAGAGGAACTACACCACCAACCCAAGTTGCTGTTGCATTCCAATTTCCACCTAATATACTAACCGTTCTAGCTGCCATATTCTATTAATAATTTCCTGCAAATGCAATAGCATCTGTTTGGTCTGCTGCTGTTGTGTATACTGATTGGCATACAGATATAATTTGACCACTTTGCATAATAATTGCTTGGTCAAAAGTATAAATAGCCGTTTGACCAGCCACCGTATTACTTCTTGTTACAGCTGCTGCTATAACTTCACCAATAATTTTAAAATTGGCTCCACTAGTATCTGATAAAAATATTTTAAAAACTTTAGCGGTTGCTGTTGAGGCACTTGTTGATGAGTTTGTAAATCTTATTCCATCTACTCTAGAACCTTCAGTTCCACCTGTTACTACTATTACCAATGCTCCAGAACCATCTGAAGCTGTATTTGCTGCTGCTATTCTACCAGGTATAAAATTACCATTAAGAATCATTATAGGGACTGTATTTGCTGCCATGTTATATTATATTAATTTATTATTATTTTGATATTCAATCAACTCTGCGTCAGAGCTCATTATGATTGATAAGTCCATATTGTTATTCTCAACAAATCTTCTAATCTTAATTTGTTGGATTCCAATAATAGTTGCTGCTCCTGTTGTTTCCATTGAATAATAAATACCATCAACTATTCCTTCACATATTGAGGTATAATTTACCTCTTGTGGATATGGTAATGATTCTATTATTGTTCCGTCTGGTGCTGTGTAAGTCATCATATTTTTTTGTTTTTTTTTATTTTTATATAAAATTATAATAGTTAAATAAGTTTGTAGCTGAGTTTGTTATAGATGAAATATTAACTGTTAATGGAGATTGACCTTGATTTTGACTTATGGTTAGATTGTTATTTGAATAGGTAAATCCAGTAGTATATGTATCAACAGTTGTTGGTAAATTATAATAAGTTGTCGCTGAAACTGAACTAAACGTGGCACCACCATCACCTAAAATCCAAGCTGTTGGAGTACCTATGTTATTTTCAAGTGTAATAGTTTTATCTGTATCATTACCAGTGCCACCACGAAATTGAACACTATTTTGTGTTGGGTTTGTTATAATCTCTGGGTTAGATGAATTATTGTAGGCTTGTTGAAGTGTTGTTGTAGATATACCTGCAGTACCACCACCAAGTTCACCAAATTTAGATACTATGTGAAATAAAGCTTGACTAGTACTTGATAAATTAGTTGCGTCTGAACGTAATGATAAAACACCTATAAGAATAGCGTTATCTCTAAAATTAGCAAATGTCGTAAAATTTTCATTTTGTGTGGCAGCTATTGCTGTGGGTAAATCAATATATTTTTGTTGACCATATTGTAACCTAATTTGACCATTTTGTAATAAGAATATCCTTTGGTTTGTAGCTTGTTTTGCGGGCGTTCCAACAGGTGTAATGACACCATTTAGATCATAACTACCTGGTATAACTAGAGTTGTATTTGAAGCTGTTCCTCCAGTCCGTGTTCTATATTGAAATGTTGTTGGACTATTAGAAGGTACGGTAAAACGACTTGGATTTAAAACATCGTTAACGAAATTAATACCTAACCCCCAAATATAACCAGCACTTGTGTTAAAATTTAAATTAACACCATTTGGACTACTTACAACCCCATCATTTATAAGTTTAATTGGTGAGAACACATCACGAAGTTGTGATAATGGTGAAATATCTAAATCTGGTTCATTAAAAGCGTTAATAAGTGATGTTTTATTACCATGACCTAATTTACCTAAATAAATGGATAATCTTCTTTGTTGTGGTGTTGGGAATGTTGGTTGTAATGATATTGTCCCACCACTTGTTAATAAAATATATGTTTCGGTATCAGTTGTTAGATAGGGTGTAGTTAAACCACTTTGACCGATAAATGGTACATATAAAGCGTTTGGTTTTAATGGATTTGATGTATTGTCTACTATATAAGCTTCTACACTACCAACATTAAATGTATTACCGGTTGATATTGAAATACCTTTAAACTCAAATACACCTGTAGATATAACATTACCTTCTAATACATTTCTCTCTAAATCGGTAAAAGATAGTATAGGATTTTCATTTTCTATATTAACAAATAACTTTCCGGTAGTACTACCTGTTTGAATAACATAACCAACACTATTTGTTCTAGCGGTTAAAGGAAATGTGAAATATTTACTAGCCTCATCTATATTACCAGGAATACTATCTGAAGCGTACATCAGTGAACCAACCGTCATACCAGTTAATTCTATATTACTAATAATACCACTAGTGATAACAATCCCTTCAGTATTATTAGGAATTATTTCAGCGGACATACCTATGATACTAAAACCTTCATGTTTATTTATCGCTAAGATTACCGATGGTAAACCATTATAGGCTGATAATATTTCTAACGCTTTACCCCTTTGTATATCTACACCACTATTATTAAAAACTCGTATATAATTTTGTTGACCTAAATTTACCGTAACACCTTGATTAATTGATGTGTTATACGATAACGCTTTTTCAGTATTATCAAAATAAACAGTACCTGGTAGGGTAGTACCACTTGTTGTACCAGTATTAAAAATAATATAATTTAAATTACTAACTGATGTCGCGGTTACTACATTAAAATTAGAATTCCCATTAACCGTTAAACCAGTCATTAATGATATATTTACATTTAATGGGGATTGGTTATTATTTTGTAATATTGTTAAATTATTGTTTGAATATGTAAACCCAGTTGTGTATGTATCAACTGAAGTAGATGTAAAACCAGTTACTAATATAGAACCATCTTGTCTATTTAATGTTAAGGTAGTCCCACTAAAAGTTCCACCTGTTACATAATAATCATTAATACCTGTTAAATATTGTCCGTCACCATAGAAAGTTGTCGCTGAAATTGTTGTGGCAGATATACTTGGTACGTATAGAGTGCCAGTCATAATATCACCAGTTCTAGCTACTCGATCCCATCCGATTGGTATTATAGAATTTGCGGTAGTACCAGAAGCGTATAAAATAACATCAGCAAAATTTAGTGCCAATTCTTTTAATTCTAAATCACCATCACTAGGTACTTTACCTGGTACATTTGAACCTTTTAATAATAATTTATTTTTCCTAACACTCATAGTTAATGTTGTAAGACCATTTATAATTTTTATGTGTTTTACCCTTACCTAAAGCAACTGCACTAACTTTTTTAAAGTTAAAACCATCTTTGGTTACTTCACTTAAAAAATCATATTCTTTAATTAAATTATTATTTAAATCAAACTTATATACTTTTTTTCTATTTGTAGGTTTACCATAATTATTACCATTTTTACCTATCTGTTTTAGACTAATTTTAATTTTAGTTTCATTAGAACAAGGTAATCTCTTCCTTAGTTTAGCGGATATACTCAACTTTTCTTTATGTTCTTTAGTTAATTTTTTATTTTTATTCCAAGAAGCCGGTAATTTTAATCCCTTATTCCAAGCTATTTGTTTAGTAATATGTTTTATACCGGAATTATTAGGGCAAGCTAGTTTAGCTATATTATAACCAATATCTTTATTATATGGTTTATATAAATCTAAATAATATTGTTCTAAGATCATTAAATTATCTTGTGTAGTGTGTTCTATTATTTCAAAATTAAAATTAATTTCACTATGTTTATTCCAAGAATTTTGTAATATTTTGTTACAATGTTTATTATTCCGTAAATGATTTAAATGGGTATATTTCCTAAGATGGAAATTATTAGTACTACCAATATAGATTTTATTAGTTATTAAATTTGTTATTTTATAAATAACAGGTGTTTTTATCTTATCAGCCATATTGATGGTTTAAAATAATTCTACTCTATATAGAGTTTATGTTTTAATGGTTATATAACCTAAAGATAAATATGTCTTAATAAAAAAAAGGATGAGATAACCCATCCTTTTATTAAAATAAAAAGTTAATAGTATCCACCATTAATAGGTTCCCCCATCGAGTCGATCCCATTCGCATAAGACCCTTACCCCATTCGGAGCTCCATTGTTAAAATTAGTATTTCTAATAACGATATCATTTAATTGTGTTAACCAACCCCTATTATTATAACCTTCACTACCAGTGTATTCTGTAACATCAGGTATTTGTGTCCCTGTTAAACCAGTTAAAGTGTTTAATTGGGTGATAGTAAAATAAGTGTCACCAGAGGTTATACCGGATAGTAATCCAGCTCCATTTTGAATTCTAATACCAGAGGCTAAAGATGTTATTGAAGTGTCACCAGTTGGATTATAGTTTAATGTTATTTGTGGGTCTTCAACATATAATTCATTTGTAGCTACAGTTGTACCAGTACCAAATACTATAAAATTACCATGGACTATTAAGTCCCCAATACCAGGGGTACTAATTGATCCGTTTGAACCAATAGTTAAACCACCTTGTCCAAATTTTACCGGACCATCAGAAAGTCCGTTATTAACAACTAAGTTACCACTAGTAGTTCCAAGTGTTAATGTGTTCGTTGAATCATCATACGCGAATTCACCGGTAGTATCAGTTTTTAATTCTCCACTAACACCCGCGTAAACAACTTGACCAGAAGTTAAATTACCAATAGATATACCAGAAAATGATGTTATATATTGTGTTAAATCTGGTTCACCCTGATTCCTACTTATAGTTAATGAATTATTAGTTCCATTATAAGTGAAACCTGTAACATATGTATCATTTATATCTATATTACTTAAATCTACACTATAATTTACCCCATCATTTCTTTTAAAATCAATTGAAGATGTACCTGAATTATATGTACCACCAGTTGTATAGGTATTTTGGAATGGTAATGTGTGTGGGATATTAAGATTTTTATAATATAATCCAATTGTCGCTGAATTTGTATTATTTGTAGCTGGTACTGAAACTGTACCACCTGTTACATAAATTTCATTTGTATTGACATATCCAGTTAAATAACCAACATTAGTTATTTCTAATGGATTTGTTCCTAAAACTGTGGGGTTATAATAACTTAAACTTTCAAGTGTAGTTGTACCAGTAACATTTAAATTACCTTTAACAACATTATTACCATATAAATCAATATCAGTGAACGCACTTAGAGTTACCGGTACATTTGGTTTACCATTATTTAAACTAATGGTTAATGTATTTGGTGACCACGTAACACCTGTAACGTAACTATCCACACCAGCGATTGATGTTATATCCGCTAAAACAAAACCATTTGTTGATCCTGATAAAAATTTACCGGTTAAATTGGTAACACCACTATAAGAAGTTATTTGATCCCTAATAACTAAATTATTGATATTAGAACCAACTTCAAAATAAGTTGAATTATTATCACTTGGTGTGAAATTCCCACCACTTGTTCCAGAGAAATATAATATACCATTAAATAGATTTACTAATGGTTCACCCATTTCAATACCATTTGATGGTAATGATTTATTATTTGTTTGGGTATTTTTTAATATGTGTGTCGTTTTCCTTATAGCCATTGTTTATTTTATTTAAATATCATTAATTTTTAATTTTTACCAAGTACCGCCATTTAAAATATCGTCTTGAATTATTGAATTTTCCGCTGTTATTTGTCTTGTATTACCACTTAGATCTAAACCTAAATCTAAAATTGGTGTATAAATTATCCCAGTAGCTGTCCATATTGTAGTTGTCCCACTAGCTGTGTTAACATCTCTAAATCTTCTACTTGGTGTACCTAAATCAATTATACCATCGTTAATGGGTAATAATGAGTCACTAAACGTAATACCAGTTAAAGAACACGAATTAATTTCATCTGTATTTACTACATCACAAGCTGATGGGTAATCATCAATAATATATGTTTTAATTATTTCACCATTAGTACCACATCCGTTACTACTCATATTAATAATCCATTTAAAGTAATTGTCGCTTCATAGTTAGTATTTCGTACTATATGAATACCTAATTCGTCACCCGCATTTATTGGGAATGGGGCTGTGACTGGTGTACCATTCACACTTAATGTGTAACTATTAATATTTACTGTTGAAATCGCGTTATAAGTAGCGGATTCATTTAAAATTATATTAACACTATTCTTATTTGTTCTAAAAACAATGTTTAACATTATTGAAACACCATCTGGTAAAAATTTCTTACTAAGTAATACATTACTAACTTTTTCATCTAATTCCACTAAATTCATATTTCTTGTTATCGCAGGGATAACTTTAAAATCATCTTCACATAAAAGATATCCTTGTAATTTAATTTCATAAAGTTGAACATAATATCTTTTTGATTCAAAATCTTCAATTTGACTTTCGTCACCAATTGATTCCAATATCAATGGCATTGGGTGTCCATTTACTTTAATGTAAGCTTGTAACGATTTAAATGTTCTCATTATCTTACTATTCAAAAGGTTAAGATCTCTCATTTTACTACAAAAAAATCTAACTTCATAAGTTAAATTAATTGGTACTGGTTGAGGTATTTGATACATATCAAATCCTTTTACACCATCATTAAATGTTGGTACTTTCATATATGTATATGTAGGTGTCCCAGGTATATTCCAATAACCAGCTTGATTTTCACCACGTTGGGCGTCAGGTTTTCTAGTAATAGTTACAAAAGGTAATTTAACATTTTTCCATTCATCAACATTAGTCCAATCTCTTACAAACTCAACCCATCTTTGAATACCAATTAAATAAACCGGAACTTTTTGACCATCAATAGATATTTCTAAATCTTTTTCAACAAAATCATTAAATGTTTTATCCATATCCTCATGGGTAATTCCTCTTGGTAAATAAGTTCCATTATCGGAAATACCATCCAACCATTCTTGTCTTCTTTCAACCCCTTCTTTAGGTGGATTAATATTTATATTTGTTAAAAATTTTTTAGGTAAAGACATTTTAATTATTTGTTTACTATATAAATATGTTAAGGTAGGATTTCGTTAGATAAAGCTGGTGTACAAATAATTGTTCTATAAAATCCTTTGTAACCTAAAATTGTGTGTGAATTATCAGATATAATTTTACCATCATTTACTACCGTAAAATATTTTATTGTGAATTCATTTTCTGGATACGCTATATAATCACCATATTTAACATCCACTTCCAATTCATCTAATTGTTCTTGATATAAACTAAATGTTAATTTACCAGGTTCAAGGTTTCTAAGACCACCTTTACTCCACGTTTTATTCTCAGGAAGTTCAATTTTAATTAAACCAACTAACTCTACCGGTGGTAAAAATCTTAATTCTGATGAATTAACTTCACCATATAATGAATCAACATTAGTAGCTATTGGATCAATACGATACAAAATTACTGACATATTTAAATCACCTTCAAGGTATTCTCTACCCATATCTATTTCTAAACCAAAATCTTCCTGTGAAAAAAATTTGTTTAATCTAGTGATTGGGACTTTATTTTTGTTCAATGACATATTATATTATTTATTAATAAATATTGTTTTATACAATCAAATTCATATTATTATTGTGATTCAAGCGGAAGATATTAAAATAAAAAAAATTACGGATAAATTACTATTATATAGTGGTTTTAACCCATATATTATTTACTTGAAAAAAAAGGTAAATTCTAGTAATCATCAATTAACTAAAACTCAATTAGAATATATTAGTAAAAATTATGACAGAGATATTGTTAAAATTAATAATATTGTAGGTATAACATCATTTTTCGGTAATGAACTTCAAAAGGAATATAATTTAAAAAAAGTTCCGGAAAAAATTATGGTTGAAAGTGTTATTGGTGAAAGTGATAAAGCGTATCATGTTTTAGGTAAGTTTTATAAAAACCAAGAGGATATTAAATTATTTTGGTTACCTAAAACCCAATTAATTGATGATTTATACACTAAATATGATGATGTCACCATTGATTTTGATAAGTATGAAGAAATGGATAAGTTGGGTAGGAAATACTTTGATCATCAAAAAGAGGGTGTTAAATTCTTATTAGATAGAAAAAAATGTATTTTGGCTTTAGATATGGGTTTAGCTAAAACGGCCACATCTGTTATGGCCGCCCTTGAAACAGGGGCTAAAAGGATATTGGTTGTGTGTCCATCTTCACTTAAAATTAATTGGCAACGAGAGATTGAGATTTATACTGAACCAGAAGATGTTAGTATCATTAGGGGTAGTAATTGGGAACCGGCTAAATTTACAATTATTAATTACGATATACTTAAAAATTTCCATACCGTTTTACAAAAGGGTAAGGAATATAACCCAAAAAGAATTAGTCGAGAACTTATTAATGAGAATTTTGATGTAATTATATTGGATGAATCACATTACATTAAAAATTCAAAATCTAACCGTGGAAAAATTATACAAGAAATCGTTAAGGAATGTAACCCAAAATATATGTGGTTACTTACTGGGACTCCAATCGCAAATAGACCTAGTGATTATTACAATTTACTTAATCTCATTAAAGTACCTATAGCTTCAGATTGGTCTTATTATATAAGAAGATATTGTGGTGGTAGACAAATAAAAACAAAGATTAAAGGTGTATTGAGAACTATTTGGTTAAGTGATGGTGCGTCCAATTTAGTTGAACTATCTGAAAGAACTAAAAATACTATTTTAAGAAGGAAGAAGGAAGATGTGTTAGATTTACCAGAAAAAATTATTGAACCAATATATCTGGAACTTGAAAATAGAGTTAAGTATGATGAAGTATTTGACAAATATTTAGAGTGGAGAAAATTACAAGGTAAAGGTGGTAATGTTGTGAAACATTTAGTTGAATTAGTTTTATTAAGGAAATTTATCGCCATAGAGAAAGTTAAACATTCCATTGAGATAGCGGAGAACGCGATTGAAAATGGTAAGAAAGTTTTAATTTTTACAAATTTTAGAGAAGAGTTAGAATGTTTTAAAGAACATTTTGGTAAATTAGGTGTCTATCTGGATGGTAGTACCAGAGAAAAAGATCGACAAAAAGCTGTGGATAATTTCCAAAATGATGAAAAAGTAAAAGTATTTGTTGGTCAAATAAAGGCCGCTGGTGTAGGTTTAACATTAACTAAGGCGGAAGTCGTAATTATAAACTCCTTGGATTGGGTTCCAGGTAATTTAGAACAAGCGGAAGATCGGGCTTATAGAATTGGTCAATTAAAAAATGTAATTGTATACTACCCATTGTTTGATGATACAGTTGATACTTTGGTGTGGGGTGTACTTAAAAATAAAAAAACCATTATTAATACCATAATTGGTGATATTGATGATGAAAATATAATAGAAAATATAATTGAAGATTTATGATAAAAAGAATATTGGTTTATAGTATGAAAAATTGTGGATATTGTACCACATTAAAAGGAAAATTAAAAGAACTTGATATTAAATATATTGATAAAGATATAGATATCTATAAGGATGAATATGAAAAAGTACTTAATGAACTGGGTACTGATTTAATACCTTTAGTTTCTGTTGGTGGTACTTGGCTAATTCCGGAGAAAGATTTTTCAACAATAGATGGTTGTGTAGAAAAAATTAACGATTTAATATTTAATTAATTCTATTGTCTTGGATAATTCTCTCTACTAATAATAGAAGAAATCATTTCTAAAAGTGCTAAAATATTACCATCATTTTTATGGTTGAAACCACCATCACTAACACTACCCATTGGGTGACGAATAATATCTAATACCCTAATTAGTGTCTCATTACATTCTTTTTGGTCTACTTGTTGTGTTAATGTTTCTAAATATCTAACCGTATCAACTAATGAGCTTGTAGCTTTTTTTAATAGATCTACTGAACTATCATGTCTAATTAGATCGTGGTGTTCAACTAAATTTTTACGTATAATTTTTTTAATATCCATCAAAAGATAAATATCCATATATTTATTAAAAAAGAATAATTATGGCCTGTATTTCAGATGAAGAAAAAAATTGTCTATATGACATTGTTAGAACTGAGTTAGGTTCACCTATTAGGAAAATTGAGTTAACTAACGATATGTTGGATATTTTACTTAAAATATCTATTGAAGATTATACTCGTTTAGTTCAAAACTGGTTAATTGATAATCAATGGCCTGGATTAGTTGGTCTTGATGTTGGTAACGCGGATGTAGCTTTCGCCTTAACAACAAGATCTTTAAATTTTGTTGATCAATTTACTTATGCGTATTCTAAAATAACTGGTAATCAAACTAGGGGTCCATGGGAATTAAAAAAAGATTTCGTAACCGTTAGAGATGGTGTACAAGTATATCAAATACCTAGTGGTAGAGAAATCAATGAAGTTTTATGGATGACTCCACCTTCAATTGATCACGCCCTATATTCATATTATGGATTTGGTGGTGGTGCTGGTTTTGGTGGAGGTTTAGGTATGGGTGCTCAAACTGGTTATGGTGATGGTGGTGGTGGTGGATATGGTACTGGTGGTTTTTATATGGCCCCTGCGTATGACATATTATTACGTGCCGCTGATTTTAATTTAAAACGAAGAATTGTTAAAAGTGATTTAATATTTAAAGTGACTGCCGGACCGGATGGTACAAGATTATTACATTTAATGTCAACACCTGGTTCTAAACTTAGTTTTGGTCAAGGTACTGGTGGATCAATTGGGTTAAGTGGTTCTAAAGTATGGTATCATTATTACGATACTACAGCTGAAAATGTTGACGCTTGTAGAGCTGCGAATAAAGATATTATTAAATTACCAAATGAAGTTCCATTATCTAAATTAGATTATTGTGATTTTAATGAACCAACAAAGATTTGGGTTCGTCAATATTTAGTAGCTAAATCTAAAGTTACCCTTGGAAGAGTTAGGGGTAAGTATAGTGGTGCGTTAAAAGTACCTGAAGGTGATGTTACAATGGATTATGAAAGTCTATTAACTGAAGGTAAAGAAGAAATTAAAACATTAACTGATGAATTAACTGGACCTGAAGGTAGATTAATTAAGTTGGGTACTGAAAAACAATTAGAAAGACAAGCTAATGAAGCTTTACATTTAAATAACTCATTAAAATTTAGACCATTACCTATTATTGTAATATAAAAAATCCCCCCTAAATAAATCAAGTAGGGGGGTTTATACTAAAAGTATTCTGTATCAGTTGGTTCATTAATAATTTCAGTAGGTTCAATTTCCGTGATATACATATATTCCGGATTAGCACCAACCTTTTCCCAAAAGTCAATTTCTTTTTGTTCCATAACAAAAACATCATCTAATGTATCCTGATCAATAGGATCTGTTGGGAAACCAGAACATAGTTCAAGTTGTTTCTTGGTAAAATATTGTCTTTTTGATGGATTATCAATTAAAATATCACTTCTAATTTCCGGACTAAAACAAACAATTAATGGTTCAATCCTAGTGTTAAAAGCCACTAAATATTTAGTGACATTATACTCACCCTTTAAATCTGGATTATTCTCAATTTGATTAGTTAAGATTAACGATGAATTAAATTCAATGTCAGTAGTACCATCTTTATTCTTTTTAGCTTTAACATCAGCGTGAGATTTTTTAGTACCGGTATTAATATAATATATTGTGTCACCAAGGTTAACATTAATATTTTCTTTTAATAAAAGTTCCATATGAGCCTGACGTGGCATAGGATTACCGGCTTTATTCTTCCTTTTAGTATTTTCTTTATAACTTTCTAATGTTTGTTTTACTTTCCCTTTACTAGCGATTTTAAGTAATGGGATTTCTTGGTTATAAATCATTTCAACATTCTCATAATAAAGTTCAATGAATTCATTACCATTACCTTCTAATAACATTCTAATCGCTTTATCTAAAAAATCTTCAATGTACTTTGGCATCTTAGCCGATTTAATTGTATTACCAACTAACTTAACTTCACCATCAATTAAATCCGCATAATTTTTTCTTGATAAATTAATAGTTGATTCAATTACCTCATCAATACCTAACTTCATAAAACCTCTCATATACTTTTCATTGAACTCAGCTAAAGCCGCTTCAATACCATTATATATTTTATCTTTAACAACTGTTAAGTGAGTACCTAAACCAGTGTATGTTAATTCTTTAGCGTTTTCTGGTATCTTAAAGTTGAAACCATCGGTATTATGGGCGATTATTTTACCCTTACCGATAATAAATGTCCCATCTTCTGTTGAAACATCATAGACAAAATTATTTGGACATGGGTTGTCAATATCAGATATATTAGTGATTAAACCTTGACTGACATCCCCATTTTCATAAACATCAATATATTCACCAATTTTTAATGATGAAGGTTTTATTTCAACCCCATTTTGAAAAAGTGAATGGTCTTCCGTCACATCAACATTACCCCTATCTTTTATTGAAATTGATTTAATTTGTTTTTCTGTACCATGTCTATAAACATACTTAATATCTTTCCAACCACTTCTAGTTAATATCTTATATGGTTTATCTGAGTAATCTCTTAATTGATCACCTTCAATAGTACCAGTTATATCAAATAAATCTGAAATTGGTAAAATGTCTAATATATCATCACCATATTTAATATAAACAGGTGTGTCATACGTCACACTATCACCTACTATTGGTTCAAACCCCTTATCCATAAAGAATTTAATCATCAATCGTAGATATTGTCTACCAGTACAAGTGATCATCGCACCAATGTTAGTATCACCCCAAGGAAATACATCTGGGGCTGATAATGAACCAAAGTTAGAGTTATTAAGAATTTTAATTGGTAATTGTTTCTTATCAAACATATCAGCCCCTTTATCGTCCCCTTCTCTTTGAGCTTTTTTCATTAGATTCTTATATAAATCTCGTTCCGCGAATAAATAAGTTAACATACCTTTTAACGCACCGGTAATATCAACTTCTGGGAATACATCGTGAGTTAATTGTATTGAAGGGTAAAGTGATCCATAATCTAATTTAACTACATTTGGTACGAAACCAATTCTTAATAAACGAGATAATCCACCAGGAAATTTTTCTTTAGGTTGATAATCAGGTATAGCTAAACCATTCTCATATGACCAAGTACACATCAATACTTTCCATAAGGCCGCTGTACCCATTGTAGAGGTTCTTTGTAATGTTGATGGAACTAATTTAGACAATAAAAATGTCGCTTGATTATATTTGTAGTCAACTTGTTCTGTTTCCCATAAATCATCTATTAGATATTTCTTAATTATAAATTTACCATCCACTTCTTCCCATCCTTCATAACCAGTTTTATCTTCCGGAACTACCATATACTTACCATCAGATTCGTTAAATAAGTAAGGACGTTCATCTACCCAAATTTTAGCGATCTTATCGTGACCAACATATACACGATTAGGTTTAGCGATTTTAGAATATTTTGTAATATACTTCAAACCAGTTTCTTTGATGTTTGAATTAATGGCTTTAGCTCTTCTAACCGCGTGCCACACATCAATAACGTTATAACCCCATAATACAGTTTGTTGATAATACTCCATCTCACCACCTAATTTTAAAGTAGCTTGTTTACGATAAAGTGGCATACCATTCTTAAGTGTCTTAGTAATTTTTTTATAATCTAAATTAAGTAATTCACAACGACCTAAAATATATGTCCAGTCAAAGTTCTCTGAATTATAACCACAAATAATATCTGGTTTTAATTCATCAATAATATTAAAAAATGTATAAATCGCGTTTCGTTCTTCATCATCACTATCAATATCTAATACGTGTTCAAAACCACGATTATCTTTCATACCAATTTGTAAAATTCTACCGGTTTCTGGTGTTAAAGATGTGGTTTCAATATCAAAAGAAAATCTAACTAAATCCGCGTAATCATCAAACCCTTTAAATAATCTTTTACCACTTTGTATTAAGAATTGCTCTGTAGGGCCAAGGGTTAAAAAACCCTTCCTATTTTCTTCCTTTTGAATATCAATACCGGATTCTTTAAAAAAGTTAGTAATATTTCTATAACTACCTCTGGTTTGAACTAAGAACTTAAAACCATTTTCTAAACGTTTGTGGATATTACCATTTTCATCCTCTAATTTAAGGGGTGTAATTGTAATCATGTGTTCTCTTAACTTAGTTTTGATAAGTCTACGATCACCTTTAAAAAACTTATCCATATCCGGACTTTTCATCCAAAGGAATGGTTTAAACTTATGTTTTTCAATACGTTTCCCAGTAATGGGATCATTTATAATAAGATTAACAAAATTTTGATCGTAGGTTGATTCAATACCAATAATATACTTTTGTGGGTCTCTACCCTCCAAAAAATCCTTAATTTCTTCTTTACTTAATTCCATTTTTATAACTTTACCACAAATATAGTAAAAAAATTTGATAAATAAAAAGAAGGGAAGAAATTAATTTATTACATGGATAAATAGTTTTTCTTGTATTGGGGTAACCAATGTACCCATACCATCTAAAAAATTGATGGTAAATTCACCAATAAATGTTCCAGGTTCTTTAGTATCCTTTTTTCTCCATTTATATACAATATAATATTCCTCACGAGATGTTAAATCCTCACAAGGAATAATTTTTTTAACAATTTCCGCTGGTCTACATGAAATCTTTTTTATATTGTTTTCAGGGTTAAACATAGAGAAAGTGATATCCGCGTTTTGAATTAATTCGTAAAAATTACGAAAATCATTTCTTCCGTCAAATATTAACTCCATTGTTAAGAGGGGTAATTCACTATTTTTTTTAATGTAAAAATTCATAATTAGTTTATTAAATTCATAGTTAAAATTCTATTGTAAAATCTTGAAATACCTATGGAGTTTAACACCTTTGCTGTTACTACCTGACCAACGGCTAATGTAACCACATCTGCAATTGCTATATCTTCTTTAGTGATAACATTTGTGTGCTCTCTTGTAGATGTTGGTACTATTACTCCATCAACATAAATTGAAACTTGAACGTTTGATGAGCCTTGATTTGGTGGGTAAATTACACCACTCAAAGTAACACTTTCAAAACCTGTAATTGCTCCTGCATTTGTGCCAATATCTCCAACAATAATATTTGTGCCAGCATTTGAAACTGCGCCACCAACTAATGGTTGAGCTAATAAATTAGAATATAAATTATTAACATCAACTACACCTTGTTGAGTGATATTTGCCAACGTTGTATTAAATTGAGTGTTTAGTGTGTTTTTTGAAATGATTTTCATGGGTTTATAATTTTATTAAAGTGACGTGTTTGAATTTTAGATATTAGTTCTTGTGTTGTTTTAATTTCTGTTTTAATTTCATTAATATCATTTTTTAATGATTCTACTAAAATAAATAGTTGTTCTAAAGTAATTGGTTCCATGATTTTATAATTTTACTATTGTTAATATTCTGTTATTTAAATATACTCTTCCAATATTTGTGCGCCACCTAACAGTTATAGCCTGTGTGCCATCTACCGTTGCAATGCCGCTTAGTATAATATCTCTGGTGTAAGCATCTATTTCTTTAAGTCTGTTTGAATTTGAAACCATAGTTGCTCCTTCGTATAAACTAAAATTACTACTGTTACCAAACTGTTGAGAGTTGTCATAAATGTTTCCATTAAATGTGCTGCTTACAAATATTGAAACTGCCCCAGATGATGTTCCTAAATCACCTGTGATTTGAGCCAACGCTGTATTGCTAACATTTCCAGCGTTTGTATAACAAAGAAAAGTTTCTAAAATACCCATATTAACAACACTTGCCGTTGTTGGTTTAGTAAGTACTCCTGATTCAAATGCTAATGCTCCACCTGTAGTAAGTAATCTGCCATTAAAAACACAATTAGCACCCAATGCAGCAGCTGAACCGTTAGATATATAATTACCAACTATATTGTTATTTGCTCCAATACCAATTGCGCCACCTGTTGCAACAAAAAATACATTTGCGGATGTTGCTCCTCCTGTAAGACTTATAGTAGTTGCAGCACCTGTGTTAATTGCTCCTGCTACTCTTATTACAAACAAATCATTGGCGCCACCGTTTAAAGTTAATGTACCAGCAACTGAACCTGCTCCTGCAACGGTGTAAACTCCTGGTCCTAAAATTTCTCCACTACCAAAAGTTAAACCATGAGATGATGTTGGTGTTAAATTATTTAAGTATAAATATAACGTCTGTAAATCTAATTGAGCCAAAGCAACTACGTTACCCGCTATCACTTGGTATTCTCCATTAAAATCTACTTTATAAGTTCCTGCGGGTGGTGTAATAGTCATGCCTGTTGCCACTACATCTGTATTTGATTCTGTGTAAATTTCGGTATCTGCATTAATTGATTGCCAAGTATTTTCAATAGCAACCACTTTACCGTTAGCATCAACGCCAATTGGTTTACCGTTAGTAGATGGTGAAGCACTTGTTAAGTTTCTAAGCCGTAAACCCGAATCATTTGTTGTATCCGAAAGAATATCTAGTTTAGTTGTTGGTAATATCGTACCAATCCCTGTATTACCTGATGAAGTACAAATATATCTAATAACACCATCACCTTTTGCTAATATGATAGTATCATTTAAACCTGAGTCCAAGCCCAATGTAGATGCACCTATGATTGTATTTCTAGAACCTGTAGTTATACCTCTTCCTGTATCTCTTCCAATAATAGTGTTATAATTTCCAGATGTTAATGTTGGTGCAGTATCTGTACCAATGGCTGTATTATATTCACCTATCGTAATATTCGCACCAGCTCTATATCCTAATCCAACGTTAAAACTATTTAAAGCTGAGTTTAAAGCGTTCCATCCAACCGCCACATTTCTTTGTCCTGATATATTAGAACGTAACGTATAATACCCTAAAGAAGTGTTTAAAGTTCCAGTAGTCATTACAAGCATAGATTGATTACCAACAGCGGTGTTTTGTGTACCAGAAGTTAAATCCATCAAAGAATATGCACCTATCGCAGTATTTTGATGTCCTAAAGAAACCAATAAGGTTTGAGAACCAATACCGACATTATCATTCCCTAAAATATTTTGTCTTAATACATTATGTCCTATCCCTACGTTGTTGTCACCACTTATGTTTTTTAATAAAGTTTCAAACCCAAAAGCAAAATTGTTATCCCCCGTCGTGTTAGCACTTAAAGCATTGACACCAAATACAACATTACTAACTATTTGTGATGGACCTTTTCCAATATTTAATCCATTTAACGTAGAATTACCATCATTTCTAACATTAAATAAATTAGCATTTGCGCTATTTTCTACTTTTAAAGCATAATTTGAAGATGTGGAACTACTACCAACAACATGAATTTTTGCTGTTGGTGATGCTATGTTAAAACCATTATTTCCATCTCCTCCTAAAACAACTCTCTTTACTGTACCAGTGTAAAATACGTGACTGTGAGAACTGCTTGGGGTTATGTAATCTAATTGACCCGCAGAACCACCAAATCCCATGACAGAACCACCATCGTCATATATTATAATTTTTGGGTTCTGTCCAGCAGTATTTGAGTATTGTCCACCCATATTAATTGCATCAATTGTCGAACCCATCGGTGTTGATGTACGAGTATGATAAACAGATAATAAACTTACTGGCGTAGTAGTACCAATACCAACATTACCACTTTTTGTGATAGTCATTTTAGTACTACCACTAACTCTAAAATTAATATCTTGATTATCGTTACTACCTATATTAATAGAGGTATTTAATTTATTACCATTTTGTAAAATAACAGTACCCCTATATGGTACCCAATTAGTACCATCATATCTATAAGTTGTTAATGTATCGGTAACAAAAACTGTGTTATCTGTAGTACCAGTGGTATATACCCAATCAGGATTTAACCACTCGGCAATATAATTAGTTTTTCCACTCCATATACCAGTACCCCCACTTATCAAATATCTATCACCATCAGTACTACCACTTATTGGTGTGGATACTATTGATATTACTGGAGCTAATTCAGTGATATTAACATTATTAAATGGTAACCAACCTACATTACCTTGATTATCTAAAGCGGTTAATATATAACCTTCACTAGAACCATATGTTACTTGTAAATTAGTTGTTTTTGTTTTACCACTAACTTCTAATTTTTCAGAGGGTAATGGAGTACCAATACCAAGTTTACCCTCATTAGTTATATAAGATGTTCCTTGTGATATAAAACCATTTTTAATTACAAATTCATTTCCCATTTTAAAATATTTTCACTTTCCAATATTATTTAAATATAAATATGTAGTTACTTTACTTTATAATCCGAATCTTGATTTTGTTGAATTATAGTTTTGAAGGATTTCTGAAGATGTAAGTGTCCTATCGTAAAATCTTACATCATATATTTTTCCGTTAAGATAACCATCAAATGTTTGACCTATAGCGTCAGCTCTACCCAATTTATATGTGTGAACTAAATTATAATCAATTGGAAAACCGGTTGATGTTTGTGATACAAATTGTCCGTTTAGATATAGTGTAATGTTATTTGAATCGTAAGTAGCTGTGAGTGAATAAATTTGATTAAGATTTATTAATGGGGTTGACACTTGTTTAGCTAACCCACCAGAGGAAGACATAGTACCTTCAAAATACCCTGTTAACCCAGATTGTATATAATTAAGAACAACAGCCTCAAAATTAGAAGTTCTTGTATTTTGTCTAAAGACAATATATTGAGCCACTGTATTACCACCAGTTTTAATTGAAGTATTACTTATTATACTACAAACAACTTCTATTGTGGTTGAGGTTGGTTTAATTCCTATGTTAGTATTAAGGTAATCGTTAGTACCATCTAATACTATACTACCACCATTATTTGAATTATATGTTGGTCCGTTTATTAATGTACCATTATTACCATTACCACTAATATCTTTTATTATAGTACTTGATGTATCATAAAATGAATTAGGTGAATTTGGATTTAAATATAAAAATAAACCATCTTTAATTATATTTGGACCTCGCCAATTACCTATTGTACTCATATAATTGGAAATGGATTTGGATTAGTCCATTCTGGTGTGGATAATATTGTTAACATTTCTTCATATGTGTACAATCCCTCTTTTGTTGTTAGGGAATCTACTGATGAGGGAATTTCTATTGAATCCCATTTAACAAATGTTTTAGTTCCGTCAACGGAAAACCTTAATGTATCTTGAGATGTTTCACATACTTGTGTAAAATCAATCATTGGTAATTCTGACATATTGAATATCATAAATTTTCTGTTTTCGTAATCTTGTGTTTCCATGTTTTAAATAAATCTATTTTTTAAAGCGTTATAATTTTGAAGAACTTCTTGAGATGATAATATTCTATTGTATATTGACACGTTGGATATATTCCCTTTAAATGGAAGGTTATTGAAAAAGGCGTCAGTTTCAGACCTACCTACATTTAATGGTCTAGTGTAGTCAGATATATTTGGGTTAGCACTCCAACCATTAAATGTTGATTTTAAAATACCATTTACATAGAATTTAATTTGACCAGATAAACCAGAATATTTTATTGAACAACAAATATGATTCCATTCATTATTATTAAAAGGTGTTGTTGTAATATTTTGTCCAGTGTTTGCGACATTAGATTTAGCGAACTCAACATATCCAAATGCTAAATAAAGAGCAAACCCAGTGGCACTATTTGGTTCACCCCCATGTTGAACAATAACCCCAGCAGACATTGTAGGATTAGGTTTAACCCACGAACATATGGTAAATGAATCACCATCAAAAAATTTTAAAGAATTTGAATTTCCACAATTAACATAATCGTTAGTACCATCAAATTCAATACTTCCACCATTATTTGAATTATATGTTGGATTATTAGTTAAAACCCCATCGTTTTTATAGTATGTTAAATCATTCCAAATGGTAGAACCACTCACATATGATTTAGGGTTAGCCCCATCTAAATTTAAAACTAAACTATCTGTTACTATTTTTGAACTTACTTTTCCTGACATTATAAACCAAATCTACCTTTTAAACTATTATAATTTTGAAGTACTTCTGAGGGTGTTAGAGCACGATTATAGACTTGAATGTTAGATATTCCCCCATTAAAGTGTTGTGAACCATCACCAAGTCTACCGATATCATTCCCAAAATAACTAGAAGATGGTGTCAATACAGTAGAACTAGAATTGTCTTCAACACCATTAATATATATTTTAGGGTTCCCATTATTATAAGTAATTGTAATACTATACCATATTAAGTTTTGTAATACTGTATTAGAATACAAATGAACAATATTACCTAAATAAAACTTAATAACATTAGTTTGACTATCACTAATCCCAGTAACCCATCCATTATTATCATTACCAAAGTTACTAAAAATTGTTTTACCATTTTGTGATGTGTTTAAGTAAATAAAATGATTAACAGAAAATGTGTTAAGATTTCCTATAAAATTATTTACCCCCACATAATCATTAACACCATCAAATATAATACATCCCCTATTACTAGTATCAAATGTTGGTCCATTGGTTAATGTACCATTATTACTATTTTTACTAATATCATTCCAAATAGTAGAACCACTCACATATGATTTAGGGTTAGCTCCATCTAAATAAAGAACTAATCCATCTGTTACTATTTTTAGTGAAAAATGAAAACTCATCTTATATTGATCTTACAATTGTTTTAACAGTCCAAGAATTGGTATTAGCCGATGTTGATAACATCGTAGAATTACCGGATAATGAAACTGAAAATATTATTCCACTAGTATCACCAATACTTGTTGTTGAGGTCTCACTATATTGAATACTTGTACCACTCCATATTGACATTATATTACCACTTCTAGCTCCAAGGTCACTTAATACTGTATAATCATAAAAAGCTCCTGTATAACCACTTGAAGGGATTGAATAAATTGATGTAACACCAGAGTTCACCACAACTTTTTTAGTGGTGTTTAAAGAGGGTGAATTAAAATCACCCATTAATATTGTATTATCTGAAAACGCTTCAATTACTGGTAAACCAGATATGTCATTTACTGAGAATAATGAACCAATCAAACTATCAGATACACTGAATAATTGACCGGAAGATCCTTGAACGTTAAATAGGGGTGATGACATTGAAGAACCAGAACCAATGATTGTTACAACATTGTTAGTTGAACTTGAAAATAAAGCGTCACCACTTACGTGTAATTTTTTTGTGGGTGATGTATTACCTATACCGACATTACCACCATTTTCAGATATATAAACATCCCCAGTGTTAACCGGTTGGATATGTAATGGAGAACAAGAATTTAAATTTGTCACATATAAATCTGTAATACAATCACCAGATGTATTACCAGTAAATGGTGTACTAGAATTTATAGTGACATTAAAATTACTACCATCAGTTTGGGTTAAAGTTAAAGTATTACCACTATATGTTAACCCAGATACTTTCACATCTGTATAACCTGTTAAAAATCCGTTAACATCAAAATTACCCCCATTATTATCATAAAATGTCGCTGTACCGGTTGTGGGGTTGTATGTACCACCAGTCACCGTAATATCTGTTGAACTAACTATTGTTGTACTATATGTTGATCCATCATTCTGATATATAGTTAAAGTGTCACCACTATAAGTTAAACCACTGATTTTTGTATCAAATTCCGGTAAAGATATGTTATATATGTCACCATCACCAACTACAGAACCACCACTAAATATTAGATCCCCATTTAATACAACTAATTGACTTCCACCACTTAATTGTAATGTCCCTTCAATAATCATATCACCATATATAAAATATTGATAATCGGTCTCTATTGTGACAGTATTCCCAGAGGGGATGTGCCACATATTACCATTATGGATTAAACTAGCAACATTATTTATTGAATTATTTAGACATATGAAGTTATTATCTAACTCAACCCAAGATAATACAGAACCTTTTACTGTTCTTAACGTTAAACACGATGGTAATGACATATTTTTATTATTATTCTATAATTTATTTATTAATAAATATTTAAAGAATAGTATTAGTGAAATTTATTTTTCCACCTATTTAATCTAAAGAGTTTTAATTAATTCCCCATCTATTTTTTAAGAAATCTATGATACTATTATGGGTTGTTAAATCGTGATAAGTGTTAAAAATTATTAATTCTCCAAAATATCCTTGATACATTTCATAAGAAGGTCCATCTGTTGCTCCAGCGCCAATTAAAAATGGTATAGAACTTTCTGTTGTCACATTACTCACATTTGTTTGTGTGATAGCGGTTGTTTCTACCCCATTAATATAAGAAGTTGCTGCTATCGATGTGGTATTTAATGGATCTTTAGTTCTAAGTGAAAAAACTCTAGTATTTTTAGTTTCCAAATCATTTTCAGAAATATTTATTTCAAATGGTATGTCAATGACATCAGAATTAATACCTAAACGTTTAGACCTAAAATAAATATCTTTATTATCTTTAACATACATAGATACGTATCTACCACCAAATAATACGGATGTTTCAATGTCACTAAATATATGACCATCTGAAAAAGAATTACCAGATAAAGGTTTGCCAACAAAATATACTGTATACTCATAACCACTCATTGACATAAAACTAATATTTTGGTTGGTTGTATAGTAGGTTGAACAAGTACCAGAACAAGGAGGTGGCCAACAACCACCATCAATTCCTGGTATATAAATCATATTCTTACCATCCAAATTTTCCCAAGTACCTACACACCCAGTATCCCCTGAAGCGATATATAAACTATCATTGTACTTATAAATTTCTGTTATTGAATCACCAATGTTAGGGGTTGTTGGTGTTAAAAATAATGGGTTATAAGTTTGAAAATATGTATATGGATTTAAATCCAATGGATTAATACCAACACTATCTAACGATAATAATGAATTAAAAAAATATCTATTACTCATATTATGTATAATTTAAACCATTATTCCAATAAACATTAGTACCATCATAAACAAACGATAGTATATCAATTGAATTAGGAGTTCCAGTCAAACCTAAAGTACCAGAACCATTACCTACAACTAAATGGTTTGTAGAACTACCATTTAAATTACCAAGTGTTATTCCATAACCACCAACAACATCTTGTTGAATGATTAATGTACCATAATCACCATTTCTAACATTATTTAAATCTATTGTTGTATTACCAGTTAAAATAATTTTATAATTAGTACTATTACCACTAATATCCCAAGTAAAACTTGTTGTTGATGGTTCTATATAAAACTCATCTATAGTATTACCACCTCCGGCTAATACTTGCCAAGTTCCATTACCATCAACATCAGAAGTTAATACATAACCATCTGTAGCTCCAGAGGTCATTTGGAAACTTGTTACCACTGTTTTTTCAGAAATATTTAAATCACCAGTAATCGTTTGACTAGGTAAATTATTTATTATGTATTTTGTTACCATTTTTTTTCTTTATTTAACAAATTTTAGTGTTATATTTATTTTTTTCCGTTTTATAATTACATCTTAATTGGGTGACATCTAAAGGCTCAGAGTAAAATCTAAACTTAGAAATCCCCCCCATAAAACTCCCAGCGAAATTTTCTTGTATTGGTAAATCATAATCTTTTGGGTCAGGACCACCAAATGTTCTTGTTTCAATTAAACCTTGTGTACCACCACCTAAACTCATAGTGTATGGAACACCTAATTGTTTTTCTGGCCAATCATCCAAACCTTTAGGTATCATTTCTTTAACAACTCTAACTCTATATTTCAAATAACCATCAATATAAAATGATAGTTGACCAGGTCTTGAACAATATTGTGGATTTAATGGACTACAAGGGCAATCTAATTTATCTTCCGGTATCATATAATCCGCGTCATATCTAACTACAACATGAACCCATTTATCTGATGAGACCATACCTGACATTGAATATGATTCTTCAACAGTATAACCGGTAACATAAGTACCACCACTTGTTCTACAACATTCAATAGTTGAACCGGAACATTGACCACTAAAAGATAATTTACGATATCCTATACTACCATCATCTCTAATTCTAAACCCTATTATATTGTCTACAACATCAGTGATATAGTCCTTTTCACCATAATATGGATATGAACCGGTATCTGTACATTCACAAACAGAACATTGACAAGTATCACAAGTTTGATTATCACAATTTTTTAAAGTGTAATATAAAAATGGATTCATCCCACTCATAGCGTCTGTATGTAAAATAGGTGGGTTTAATGTATGTCCACTATCTAAACAAGTTGTATGACCAGTTTCTCCGGAGAAAAAATCCCAAAATTTATTTTCAGCTCTTAACCCCATAGTATGAAAAAATCCGTTATTATTAGGGTAAATACTATTTAATATATTGTTAGGTATTATAGGGTTAGAATCTTTTTTTAACCAAAATTCTGATGTCCAACCAACACTAAATTTATTAGGTAAAACTTGATAATCAATTACTGGATTTGGTAATTCTGGTGGTGGACAACTACAACCATTAGTACAAACATTATCTAAACAATCATTATCGTGAGGAATACAATCTAAAAATTTATTATCACTTATTTTTTTAATAGGATAATTTTCAAGTTTATAAAACCCTTGATAAAACCCACCATTAAACTGACTGTAATTACCAGAACAATCTCCAGTAAATATAATTGGATATTCATATGTGCTACCCGTTACTTGGGTCATATAGAATCTAGGATCTCCACTAGTGATGTATAAAGTTTCACCGGTTAAATTTGGTACAAACCCATTATCAACACCAGTTAAACCAATATCACATAATGTCAAGCCAGATTTAGGTAAAATGGCGTCTTTCCATGTGGTTAAACTATAAATTGTGCGACCACTAACACAATCACTATCATTAAAATCAAAATAAACTAAAAGTGTATCACCTGAAATTATATTATTACAGTATAGTGTAGTATGATCATACCCTCTCATGTCAGAACTTAATACTAAATCCCAATAATTAACATTAGTTAATCTTAACCTTAAATTTTTAAACGCATAATTGTTAACTATACTCATACCATATAAATATTAACTTAATGGTTAAATAGAATAAATAATTGATTCAACTATAGATTTTTGACTTGGTGTTAAATTGGCGATAAACCAATCTTTTTTTGATATAATTTCTAAATGTTTTTTATTATCAACAATCCTATTAACATCATTTTCTGTTTTATTGGGGATGTTATTTAAATTATTGATTAAATTAACACTATCAAATGTTGATGATATTAATTTTTGTATATCATCTTCTGTTAATATTATTTCAAGTGGATTTAGTTTCATATTTGTAATTTAATTTTTAATTATTAGAATGTTGATAAACCAGATCTTTTCCAGCCAACTGATGTTTTGATGTATATGTAACTATCATCCCAAGCTGTATCACCTTGACTACCATTACTATCTGTAGTACCAGTTGGTGTATATTGAATTTCCAATCTTAATTGACTAAAACCACTAAGACCTATTAAATGTAATGTTGAGGTTGGTGTACTTATACCTATACCAACATTTATAACACCATTACCTAATACCATTGAATCGTTTTGATCAACAATGGCGTTATAACCTACAGCGGTAGCGTTTGTTAAGTTGGTGGTGATACAATCACTACCTAAACCTAAAAAAGTGTTATAATTACCTGTAGTGTTACTAAGTCCAGAACCCCAACCTATTGATGTGTTACCTAAACCTATTGTATTACCACCTAAAGCACCATAACCAATACCAGTATTTATGTTACCAGTGGTATTAGAAGTTATAGATTGATTCCCTATACCAGTATTTTGATAACCAGTAGTATTTTGGAATAAAGAGTAGTGACCAGCAGAAACATTTTCATAACCACTAACATTATCATGTAACGCATATATCCCTAACCCAGTATTAACATAACCATCAATATTACTAGGTATAGAATTATAACCTATTCCAGTATTACCATAACCAATAGTATTACTTTGTAAAGAACCAGAACCAATGGCCGTATTACCACCATTTATAGTGTTTGATTCTAATGAATAAGTACCAATGGCAGTATTATCAATACCAGTACTATTACTTTTAAGTGCGTAAGTACCAAGACCAGTATTGGAATAACCTATAGTATTAGCACTTAACACTTCACTACCAAAACCAGTATTTCTAATACCAGTGGAGTTATAAAATAAAACATCCTTACCTCCAGCTGTATTTGTCACATATGTTGTACCAGTTGAGCCGACATCACTACCACCAGTACCAAATGTTAAACCTTTTATATATAAATCTCTTATCAAAGATAAAATTCCTTTAATACAAACATCCGATAAACAACCCCCAGAAATTACAAAGTCCAATGGTCGCCAAATAGCGTCACCATTTGAGTTAGATGATATTAAGACGTAATCGGTATTCGCCCCATCAATAATGGTTAAACGATCTGTTTGGGTTCTACCCTTAACTTCATTCCAAGTTGTTGAACCAGACTTTAAAAACCACCAAGGGTATGTTGTTCCGGAAAGGTAGTTTAATACATTAGTGAAAGTTCCCCCTGAAAACTCACCTGGAGAATATTCATCTAGGTTTGTTGGTGTCATATCAAAAGACACACCACTATAATAGATGTCAAAACTATTACCATCAACGATTATAGTATTAGTTATACTAAAAGCGTCAACATGTTGAGTTAGTCCACTATTAGAAGCCGTTATCGCGGATAAATAAGGTCCGGCAATATCCATATTACTATCATTAAAATAAAAAGTGGTACTACCGGTAGTACCTGTGAAAGTCCCATTAATTATTGGTCCGTAAGTCGCAGTAATACCGGTACTAGTATTATCTAACCCTAAAGGTAGGTCTAAATAGTCTGTCCCTAAAATAGTATATTGTTGGACATTAACAGAACCTGAAAGTGTACCATCAGTATTTGGATATTCTTTTATCTGTGACGAAAAATTAACTTGTGTTCTAAAATTACTCATATCAATATATCTTTATGTAATAAATATCTTTATCAACATATTTATCATAAATAAGTATTGAACCTATGAAAATTTTAACTAAAAAAGATTTAAAAAAAGAATTTCACACCAAAAAGGTTGTGAATGATACTAAAAAAAAGGTAAAAATTATTGACGAATTAGTTGATGAGGATGGTGGGTTAGTAGATGGTGATGAAAATAGTGGTACAGATAAAATAACTACCGGTTGGAATAATCCCCAAACAAGTAGAGAATTTTCAAGAAAAACATCCCAAGGTCCAAGATTTTATTATAACTCTAGATATGGGCGTCAATTTTATAAAGAAAGTGTTGAAGATAAAACAAAGGGTGATCTTGATACTATCGCTGAGAATAAGGTAAAAAATATGATTGAAGATATTATGAGAAGAAGTTCTTATGATGATAATGATTTTGTTAGTAATTATGATAATTATGAAGTTTCATCAAGAAATGAAAACATACCATTATTTACTGAATTAAAAGATAAACATCAAAAACCTATCTTAGCGAGAAAAACTTTATTTTTGGGTGATTTAATGAAAAAAGAATCTGTTACCGGTGAGGAATTAGCGATTATATTAAATCATTTATTGAATATGATCCCAAATGTAGAAATACCAGATGACTATAAAGAAGAATTGATAAATAAAATTAGTAATGGCGAATTCAAAACTAAGAAATAAAAAATATAAATTACCTAAAGACCTAAGTGAAATTATGGGTTCAGAGGATATTTCATATGAGTATTTAAAGAAAATTAAAAATCATTATGAAAAAATAGATCCTACTTGTAAAAAGTATGGTGGTGATAGTATGAAAAATTTTGTTGAAAATAATTTAAAAAGTGATCGAAGTGGTATTAAATTAAAATCTAAAATTAAGAGTGAGTATGGTTTAGGTAATGGATTTAAGAAAACACATAGTAAAGATAAAAATAATTTTGATTTAACTAATTCTGGTATTAAACCAACAAAAGTAGCTAACACATCTGATAGAATATTTAATGATGAAGCTATTTATGAAGAGATAGAACGAATCAAAAAACTAATAATATATGAAAGTAAAATTTAATTAAAATGTCAAGATTAGAAGAAATCGGAAAAGAACAAAGGGATAAATTAGCCCCTAAGAATGTGTATAATAGTAGTGATAATGCTAAAAATTATTCATCTACACATCCAAACTCAAAAGCTCATGATCACGGATCGGACGATCCACGAGATTTAAAAGGTAAAGGTACTGGTATTTATTTAGATACTAATCCAGATAACATCACAGGTGCTGGTGGGTATCAAGATATCTTTGGAAATGACTCGGACATTAGTACTGGTAGGATTAATAATCTTAAGGGTAATAAATATAAAAATGGTTCTGGTAATGAATACACACAACCAATTATTGGTGCTAATATAAATCAGTACGTTAACCCTGGATAAAAATTTTTTACAATGAAACTTTACGAATCGTTAAAAAGTCTTATATTAGAAATTGTAAGTAAAGAACAGATTGTTGATGTCATGGATGGTAGAAACATATGTTCTTTAAATTACGATGATAATGAAGATCCGGGAGGAACGGGTACTAGATGGGTTGAAGTATATTGTTACGGTCAATCTACAGCTGGTAACCATGTTATTAGAGTCTACCAAATAGGTGGTGATACTAAGACAATACAACCTGGGTGGAAATTATTTAGAGTTGATAGGATGTTAAATTTTAATAAATTAAGTGGTAGATTTAATGTACCAAGACCTAAATTTAACCCTAACGGTGATGATACTATGGAATCAGTGTATAAAATAACAAATTTTGAAAAAGAATTTAGAAAAAGACAGTAATATGAGTAATTTAACAGAAAGTCGATTAGCCACTTTATTAAAAAGTTCAAAGGCCATTATGAATAAAGTAGAAGATAATAGTTTTAGTAGGGGTAATATTGATCCTTCTAGGTTAATGTCTGAAGGTGATGGTGATGATTGGGTTCAAACACCACCAAGTAATCAACCTAGTAGGACACAACCTATGGGTAATAATCAAGGTTATAGAAATATTGGTAATACTAAAATGCCAAAATCAATTGTGGATGCGATGGTAAATAATAGAATTGATATCCCAGATTCACCTTTCCATTCATTTGAGGCTTCCGAAGCTTTAATAAAAGAAGTTAATTCTGGTGATAATGATTATGAAGAAAAACCGATGCCAGTTAGTAGATTAACTGAATCATATAAAAAGACTTCACAACAGAAACAAAATACTTCTTCAGATACTGGTGATTTAAGACAAATCGTTAAAGAAGAGATTAGTAAAATCTTACCTAAAGTTATTACGGAATATTTTGATAAAAGAGTTATCAGTGAGCAAATTCAAGTTAAAGTTGGTGATACATTATTCTCCGGTAATTTAAAACCCCTTCCTTCAAAATTAAATAAAAAGTAATTATTTTTTTTATTTAAGACTTTATTTATTTCTTTTTAATTTTATTATTAGTGTTATAACCAATACTATATTTTAGTAAAATTAAAAAGTTAAATATGAAGAAAAGTAAGATTTTAGTAGTCCCATCAGATCGTACCGGAGTAGGGTATTATAGATCCACAAAACCACACATTCATTTACAAGAAATGTATTCAGATATATTTCATGTGGATATTGACTATAATCCAAATTTAGATGATGTTGAATATTTAAAACAATATGATTTAATTCATTACCATAGAGCTATAGGAGATTATACTAAAACTAAAGAAACTTTAGAAAAATTAGATAACTTAGGTATTGTTACTGTTATGGATCTTGATGATTATTGGGAGCCTGGTCCACATCATCCATCTTATAGTTTGATTAAATCAAAGGGTATTGATAAGATGATACTTAATAATATTAAAGTAGCTAAAAACGTTATAACAACAACATCATTATTCGCGGATGAAATTAGAAAACATAATAAAAATGTTTTTGTACTTGAAAACGCAATTGATCCTAGAGAAAAACAATATCAATCTAACCCAGAACCAAGTGAAAGAATTAGAATTGGTTGGTTAGGTGGTTCTTCACATTTCCACGATTTAAGTCTATTAAATGGTTTAGTTTCTAAATTACAATCTGATGGGTTAATGGATAAAATACAATTCGTTTTATGTGGGTTTGATACTAGAGGTACTGTTACTATGATTGATCAGAAAACTGGTGAACAAACACAACGACCAATTAAACCGGAAGAATCTGTATGGTGTAGGTATGAAGAAATTTTTACTAATAAATATAAATCAGTTAGTCCTAAATATTTAGAATACTTATTAAGATATACTAAGGATGAGGAGTTTGATACTACAAATGAACCTTATAGAAGGGTTTGGACAAAACCAATTAGTAGTTACGCCACCAATTACAATTTATTTGATATATCATTAGCTCCAATTGAAGAAAACATTTTTAATAAAGTTAAAAGTCAATTAAAAGTTGTTGAATCTGGTTTCCATAAAAAAGCTATTATCGCACAAAATTACGGACCATATAAAATTGATATTCAACACGCTAATCATTCTGAAAATGGATTTGGTGAGGGTAATGGAATACTTGTTGATAGTGTTAAAAATCATAAGGATTGGTATAAATCAATTAAGTGGTTAATTAATGAACCGGAAAAAATTAAAGAATTAGGTGAGTCATTATTTAAAACAGTTAATGAAAGATATCATATAAATGTGGTGACTGAAAAAAGAAAAGATTTATACTTAAAATTAATAAATGAAAAAAATAGATAAAATGGATTCAGAAGATATTATAGATGATAATGATTTATCAATTGAACAAATAAAAGGGTTGTTAGGTGGTACTATAGATTCTTTATTTGATGATGACGATATTAAAGCGTCTATTGAACAGAGTGAAAATATTATTAAAAAAAATATTGATGAATTAATGAATCAATTTAGTAACTTTAAAGTTGATATTAATTTCATTAATAAATCTAAAAATGAAGATCCAAAGTATTCACATAAAGGTGATTCTGGTTTTGATTTAAGGGCTAATTTATTAGAAGATACCGAAACTTTAAAACCTGGTGAATGGAAAGCTATACCAACCGGATTACACTTTGAAATTCCTGAAGGTTATGAGTTACAAGTAAGACCTAGAAGTGGTTTATCTATGAATTATGGTGTTACGGTATTAAATTCACCTGGTACAGTAGATTCTGGTTATCGTGGTGAAATACAAGTAATATTAATTAACCATTCTAAAAATAATTTTGTTATTGAAAATGGTGATAGAATCGCCCAAGGTGTTATTAGTTCAGTAGCGACAAATAATACTGTAAATCTTTATAAGAAATTTACTTTATCAGAATCCGAAAGAGGTGATGGTAAATTTGGAAGTACCGGTGTTAAATAATGGAAAAATATTTTTTTTATTTTAAAAATAATCTTGAAAAAGAAGTTATAAGTTATTATACTTGTGATAATGAGGAAGAAGCTATACTATTTTTTAGTAAACAAAAAGAATTAAAACCGGAAACATTTTTAAAAATTTTTAATATATCAAAAACGAATGATTACAATAGTTTATAGTACAAGGGAACATAAACCAGAGTTCCAAAAAGAAATTCAAAAAAACATTGGTCTTATTAATGTTGAAATTTTAGAATTCATAAATAATGGTGAGAAATCTTTAACACAAGTTTATAATGAAGGTTTACAGATGGCCAAACATAACGTTGTGGTTTTTACTCACGATGATGTTTTATGGGATACTAATAATTGGGGTAAAAAAGTATTAAAACACTTTAAGAAAGATCCAGAGTATGGTATTATTGGTATCGCTGGTACTACTGATCTATTAGATGGTAGATGGTGGACTCTTAAAGAATCTATGACCGGAATTGTTAATCATAAACATGATGGTAAGAAATGGACTAATAAGTACAGTGACGATCAAAATGAAAAGATTAAAGATGTGGTTGTAATAGATGGATTATTCTTCGCTGTACAAAAAGATAAATTAAAACATAACTTTGATGAAGATTTTAAAGGATTCCATTTTTATGACATTTCTTTCTCATTTCCAAATTATTTGTTAGGTGTTAAAGTTGGTGTTGTAACAGATATCAAAGTTACACATCTTTCTATCGGTATGACTAATGATCAGTGGGAAGAAAATAAAAAACAATTTGAGGAAAAGTATAAAGATAAGTTACCGGTAAGATTAACTAAAAATAAAACTTTTGAAGAAAAATTAAAATTTGATAGAACTAGTATTGGTGTTGGTATGGTAACATATAACGCTGAACATAGAATAAAAGAAAGTGCGTTTAAAGTGCCAGAGTGGGTAGAAAATTTTGTGATAGTTAATGATGGTACACCTTATAATGAGGGATCATATCCTAAACAAGCTACTATCATACAACATAAAACAAATGAATGTGTTGGTAAATCAAAAAGTGACGCAATTCAGTGGTTAATGGATAAGGGTTGTGAACATATCTTTATTATTGAAGATGATATTTTAATTAAAGATGAAAATGTTTTTGAAGAATATATTAAACACTCTTTAATTAGTGGTGTTAAACATTTAAATTTCGCTTTACATGGTCCGGCCAATAAAAAGAATTCTGGAGGTTTTTCAACATTAGAAGAAAGAGCTAAACTTAATAATACTGGCGATCCTAATCCAAGAATGGTTGTTGGTTATGAGGAGAATGTTAAAATCGTTTTATACCCAAATTCAGTAGGTGCGTTTTCATATTATCATAGAAAGGTTATTGAAAAAACTGGGTTATTTGATCCACATTTTAAAAACGCTTGGGAACATGTTGACCATACATTTGAAACACATAAAAAAGGATTCCATCCAAGTTTTTGGTACTTCGCTGACATTGATAGAAGTTGGGATTATTTAACAGAAATTCCAGGATCTATAGAGAATAGTACAATCGCGAGAAGTGAAGAATGGACTAAAAACTTTAAAAGTGGTTCTGAATACTACAAGAGAAAACATGGTATGTATCCAACAGAAACACCGGTAGTTGATCAAAAAACTGTACAATCACAATTACAAATATTATATAATAATAGAGGATAAATGGAAACAAATAGTAAAATACTTTTTAAATTACCATCAAGAACTAGACCTAATAGGGTTTTTGAAGTTTTAGACGCGACAATAACTAATCTAAATGATAAAGAAAATTTTTCATTTCTTTTAACATTAGATGAAGATGATATAACTATGAATAATGAAACTGTTATAGAAAAGTTAAAATCATACCCAAATATGAATTACTTTTTTGGTAAAAGTGAATCAAAAATTGACGCTGTAAATAGGGACTTAAATGATTTCAAAAAAGAGTGGGACATAATTGTACTATTGTCGGATGATATGGTACCAGTATGTTTAGGGTTTGATGATATTATTAGAAATAAATTTAATGAACATTATCCGGATTTTGATGGTGTAACTTGGTTTAATGATGGATTCCAAAAAAATAGAATTAACACTTTATGTATATTAGGTAAAAAATATTATGATAGATTTAATTATATTTATCACCCAGATTACAAATCATTATATTGTGATAATGAATTTACTGATGTGGCCAATAGATTAGGTAAACAAAAGTATTTTGATGTAGTTATAATAGAACACAGACATTTTTCTATAGGTAATAATCGTGAAAGATATGATCAATTATATATGAGAAACGATTCTTTAATGAAGTCCGATGAAATAGTTTACCATAAAAGACATAAAAAAAACTTTGATTTAAATGGGTAAAAAATTAATAACATTTTCTCTTTGGGGGGATAACCCAAAATATACTTTAGGTGCTTTAAAAAATGCGGTTATTGCCGAAAAAACATATCCTGGTTGGATATGTAGATATTACATCGGACAATCAGTTCCAAAAGATATTATAGATACCCTCAAAATCTTTAAAAATGTAGAGATTGTAGAAATGCCTGAAGAAGGTAATTGGTCTGGAATGTTTTGGAGATTTTACCCCGCGTCTGAAGATAATGTTGATGTTATGATTTCCAGAGATTGTGATTCAAGGTTAAGTATGAGAGAAAAATCTGCGGTTGATGAATGGATGGAATCAGATAAAGGATTTCATATTATGAGAGATCATCCTTGGCATGGTACAGAAATATTAGGGGGTATGTGGGGTGTTAAAAAAGGTGTTTTACTTGAGATGAAAAAGCTCATTGATGAATTTGTTAAAGGAGAATTTTGGCAGGTAGATCAAAATTTTTTAGCTAGAATAATTTACCCTATAGTTAAAGATAATTCAATAATTCATGATGAATTTCATAATTATAATTTAGATAAAAAACCATTTCCTTTGGAAAGAAAAAATAAAGAATTTGTCGGTGATGTATTTGATCATAATGAAAATAGACACCCACAATATTGGAAATATATAAAATAAAAATAATAACTATGTTTTATAGTCAACAACAAGAAGACAAAATATTATACGAAAAGTATTTAAATTACCATAATGGTTTTTTTATTGAATTAGGTGGTATGGATGGAATAACATATTCAAATACTTTATTTTTTGAAAGACATTTAAATTGGGGTGGCGTAATTATTGAACCGACATCACAATTCAGTCAATTAATTAGAAATAGACCAAAATGTTATAATTTTAATTACGCTGTATCTGAAACTGAAGGTAATATTGAATTTTTAGGTAATGGTGCTTTGGGTGGTATTAAAAATTCTATGCACGAAAAACATATTAAAGGTTGGGGGTTAGATAAAACGCCTAGTTATGTGGTAGAATCAAAACCTATGAATAAAATTTTAGAAAATTTAAATATTAAAAAAGTAGATCTATTTTCTATAGATGTTGAAGGTGGGGAGTTAGAAGTACTAAAAACATTTGATTGGAAAATACCAGTACACATAGTTTTAATAGAGATGGATAAATATAATCCAACAAAAGATGAAGAGTGTAGAAAAATTTTATCACTAAATGGATTTGAATTTGATTCAGAAATAGGAATCAATGAAGTTTGGATAAATAAAAATTTTGATAAATAATGAAAAAAATTGATTATGTAATTATCTCATCTGACGATAATCCACTATATAAAGATTTTTATGAGATAGTTAGTAAAAAATGGTTTGATTTAGGTTTTAAAACTTATTATATTAATGTGACAGATAAAGATGAAATCATTGAAACTGAGCGTGGGATTATCCATAAAATTAAATCATTAAATTTTGTATCTACAGGATTCCAATCACAAGTAGTTAGATTATTTGTGGCTAATTTTATTGATGGTAACTTACTAACTTCAGATATTGATATGTTACCTTTAAATGCTAATTATTTTAATGAACATTTAAAAGAATTGACTGAAACTAATATGATATTATATTCTGGTCAACCATATGGTGATGTACCATATTACCCAATGTGTTATGTTTTATCACACTCATCAAACTTTAAAAAATATTTAAACATTGAAAATATGTCATTTGAAGAATATTGTAAAATGTTATTTTCTATTTATGGTGAAAAATGGAATGTTGATGAAAATTTTATGTACGATAGACTTCAATTATTCAAAGAAAATCTTATAATAAAGACAAGAGATTTTTCAAGAAGAATTGATAGAGGTAAATGGGTTTACGATATTAATAAATTAAATTCTGGTTTTTATATAGATTCACATTTATTAAGGCCGTACCAAAAAAATAAAAAAGAAATAGAAAAATTACTAAAATAAAATGGATTTATATTCAACACATTTAGAACACTTAGATAAAATTATTAATTTTATTGGAAAACCAAAAAACTCAGTGGAGTTTGGTACTGGAAACTATTCAACAGATTTTTTAATCAAAAATTCAGAACAATTAATGTCAATTGAAATGCAATCTGAACAATGGTTTAATCAAGTTGTTATTAAATTTAATGAAAACAAAAATTGGACATACTTTTGTAGTATTGGTCCAAAAAAATTTTTAGAACTATCTTATCCAGAAAAAATAGATTTTTCATTTGTTGATGGGCACGGAGATTCTAGACCAGAATGTATTAATTTTATGATGGATAAAAATTGTCCAGTTATTATTGCACATGATACTGAAGAAGGTGGTTATGGATGGAATAGAGTTAGAACTAGTAATGATTATAAGAAAATTGATTTTAAAACCCATAAAAATTGGACTACATTATGGACTAATAACATTGAACTTTTTAATCATTTAAATAATGAATGAGGGTTCTATCATTCTTATTTTTATCATTGAATTAAAAAGTCAAAATTCACTAAACAAATAATTAATAGATAATGGAAATAGATTTTAATAAAATAAAACCATTAGTGGGTGGTAGGATGGTAGACCCAAGAACTAATTCAATTTTTCCTTGGTATACAAGACCATTTTTA